TCAATCTTTGTTTATAGTAAAAGGGACTATAAACAAAAACCGCTAAACCCTAGTATTCATGGGGTTTGGCGGTTCTTTTTTTATCGAATGAGTTCAAAATGAGTTCCAAAAATTAAAATTCGCTATTTTTGGGCAAGTTATCCACAGTTAAGCTTTCTAATTTGTCGACAGCCCTTCTATTAGCTTCAGGCATCATGTGAGCATAAAATTTGAAGGTTGTGTTTGTATCTGCGTGACCAATCTGTTCAGCGACTGCCAAAATATCTCCGGTAGTTGCGTAAAGCATGGAAGCATAGCTGTGCCGGAGAATGTGAGGGCTGATTCTTGGCAAGCCTAACTTAATGCAGTGATAGCGCATATATGTTCTGATAGTCGTCGGCTTTATGCCGTCAAAGATATAATCTTCGGCTTTGACCTTGTAAAGGGTGCTTATGTAGTCCATGATTTGATGATAGAGGTATTTCGGTATCTCAACATCACGAACGGAGCTTCTTGTCTTGGTTGTGCTGATGACGTATTCGTCTTTATTGTTTATCCTCATGAGTGATTTGTCGACGTGAATTTTATATGGAGATATATCCTCGATTTTTAGTGCCAGAACTTCACCTATTCGCAAGCCTGCCCAAAAGATGATATTAAACAGCACTCTATGTGAAGCTATCTCAATATCATCATAGAAAACCTTATACTGCTCAACAGTCCATAACTTTGCACGTGTATCGTTTGAATATGGCTTTACCCTGTCTGTTAGAGTGACAGGGTTATTTTTTGTCCCGAAGTTTCTTTTTGAGAATTCAAATATCTGGTTCAGTTCTGAGCGAATGCGGTTTAACAGTCTGCTTGAAAGACGTTCTTTTTCTGATTTTTCGTTTTGAAGTGCAAGCCAGCGCATAACTTGAAGCGGAGTAACTTTATCGACGTTCATGTTTTCAAAGAAGGGTAGAACGTAATATTCCAATGCCTGGATTTTTCCGTCGACTGTCGATTGCTTTAATTCTCCTAGCTTCAATTTGCTGTCCAGCTCTTGCTGGTATGCTGCAATAACTTCGCTGAATTTCGGATCATGTGTATGAGTTTTGTTTCTCATATCGCTTTCATATTTTTCAGCATCACGCTTTTTGTCAAAGCCTCTTTTTGTTGTATGCTTGCGCACGCCTTGCCAATCTTTATACCAAAAAGCGCAGTCCCATTTTCCTGTTTTCGGATTTTTTGTTACTGTCATGTTTCGCAGCTCCCTTCATGTAATTTTTGCCAAAAAATGCAAAAAAATCTCTTTAGTATTTAGCTTATACGCGACTTTTCAAGGCTTCTACTTATATTTATATTAGTAAAAATTAAATGCTCATATAAGCTAAATATGAAGCTCTGATAAGATTTTTAATCTATAAAAATAGTGATATAAACTGTATAAAAACACTGGCTTGAAAAGCAACCTGAAATTTTATGTTCAGACTGTTTTTTAAGCCTTTTTTATTTCAAAAAGCACAAAAGCAGACCATTTCTGGTCTGCTGATTTATTTTATCGACTGCGTACTGCTATATGCTTGTTTGAATTTGTCGTTTGCTTCCTTGACTTTAGCAGCCGAATTTTTCCAATCTGCAAGCCAGGTGTTTTTGTCTAGTGATGGCTTGTCTTTTACTCGTGCCGTTACATCCAAAAAGTTTATTACGCAAGAAATATATGTATCTGTCAATGTTGCAATATAAGAATCTTTTGCCTTGGAATCATTTTGCAGTTTTTCTTTTAGCTCTTGCAATTTAGGTTTGGTATATATTGCTAAATCTGCTCCTGCAATATCTTTTGCATTTTCCGGATATGTTTTCATGACATTTTCAAATTTAGGGAAAAAGTCATCTTTTAAGATGGATTCCGCTGTTACAAAATAATTGTCATTGATGTACTTTGCGTCTGTTGCTTTCGATGCTTCACAAAATGGCAAGCCAGCAAACAGAAAAATCGTAGTAAGAATAAGAAATATTTTTCTCATTTTTATAGCCTCCTAAAACGGACGGCAACGCTGGCAAGGTGTATAGCCTGATGCTTTAGCTTCAGCTAATGAATCTATGTAAAGTTTACTGCCACCGCTCATTTTTGGTACGAATCTGCAAGTGTTTGTGTGTATCTTGCCAGTGTTGCGATTAGCTACATAAGCTTCTGCGGACAGCGTGAATGTTCCGATGCAAAAAATAGTTATTAGTGCTATGATTATTCTTTTCATTGATGCTGACTTCCTTTATTGTTTGTTAAGCAAATTCGATATTATAGCACATGGTTCCTCGTATTCCGAAAGGCGTATAATGTACGGCGTTGCTCGTCCTTCTTTAAAGATATGCAATCCACCGTCACCGTCAGAAATAGAGAACAGCTTGGAGATTGGGAAAGCAAAAGCTTTTGAGCTGCCTAAAAATCCTATACGCATATTGCTTATCCAAAAGATGCCCCATGAATCAGAAGTCCAAAAAGAGGAAGTTTTTCTTGATACACTCATAGAGCCTATATGATAGCGAACGCCTTTACAGATGCGTATAGATGCAGATGGTCCGGAATAATTAATTTTTTTGGTAACAGTTTTCATTTTCATCATATCTGCGTATGCTGAATAATGAAGTATTTCGCCGTCCTTATATATGATCTGAACATCATTTTTATCATAGATTGGTAATTTATCGTTAACTGTGATGTCATATAGGGTTCTGTTTAGCTCTATTTTTCCATTCCAATATTTTACTTCTTTAGGAGTGAGATGTTCGCATACAAGCAAATACTTGCTAAATTTCTGCGCTTCATCTTCTGTTACTATTCCGTCCTGCATTATATTAGACCAGATGTTATTACAAGCCATAGATTGAGCTTCAGCAAGTTGTTCATCTGTAATATGTTTTTCCTTTATGAAATTATACATATTGGTAAGCTGTGCCTTATCTTCGTATTTGTCTTCCATGGCTACAGTGGTTAGCATTTTTATATAATTTTGAATGTCTTCCTTTGATGCTTTGCGTGAAAACCACCCGAACATTAATACCGACTTCCTTTCTTTTTCTGTACACGAAAAAGAGGACGGACATATGCGCCCTCTTATTGCTGTAGTTCTTCTACAAAATGGCTCCCTAAAGAGAATCCCCCTAACATCAAGTTGAATCATTAAGTCTGCATTTTACAGTTTCAGCTTGATTTTTTTGCAACCAGTTGGTTGGCAATTTCTATGCAGAGTAGCAGGAAATACACATGCTCTGTTGGTAATTGTCGAATCAGCTGTGCATACTCGTTAGTGGTATGACATCGACTTCGTTTTAACCTCCTTTCTTTAGATTGCAAGGTATTATGCCATGCTGGCGAAGGGGAAGTCAGGCCTTGCCTTTGCCTTGCAACAGCCCTTTTATAATTTGCTCGATAGCCATCTTTTGGGTGTCATCGAGCTTCTGAATCTGTTTCGCAATCTCAATAGCCTGTTCGTCGAGAAGCTGGGCGTTGAGCTGCTGCTTTACCGCTTCGGTGTCTATGCCAAGGGACTTGGCTTGTTGTTCTGTTACACCGAGAGCATACTCTGTGTCACTATAAAAATATGACACAGGAACATTAAAATAATCGGCGATTAACTGCAACGTGTTCATTTTTGGTGTTGTACGATTTTTCTTCCACGATGAAAGCATGGAATTACTAACACCTGTCGCTTTCGCAACTTGATATGCAGTTATACCTTTTGAATTAAGTAACGCTTCAAATTTTTCGTACATTTTTACCTATTTCTTTTCAAAAAAATATTCTACAAAAACGCAATAAATTACTTTACGAAAGTAGAACAATGTAGTATAATATTACTAGAAAGTAAAATAAAAACACTTACAAAAGTGTAATACTTTACAGTATTTTACATTTGTCAATTAAAGTATATCACGTTCAAAATTGAACGTCAAGAAAGGAGCGATGAAATGTATAGAAAAATTGCTGAATTAATGCAGAAAAACAATGTTACTGCTTACCAGGTTGCGAAGGCAACAGGACTTAGCAATTCAGCTTTTTCAACTTGGAAAAATGGCAGAAACAAACCTAATGTTGAAGCGTTGCAAAAACTTGCCGAATACTTCGGCGTAAGTGTTGATTATTTTTTGGAAGCGTAAAGGAGGGAAAAAGATGAAAAAGGTATTGCAAATCTGCGTATGTATCATCTTTGCTTGGTGTTGCTTAAGCTTGATTGGCGGATTTTCGGACAGCCAGGTACAAAGGCACACAATTACGCACATTGTGCAAGAAGGCGAAACTATTTATGGAATCGCTGACAAGTATTTCCTGCTCAACAAAACGAGAATTTGTTTTGACGAGTTTTGGTACAACGTATCCGAGGATAATAAGCACCTGACCGCCAACCGCCGTTATCTCCAGCCTGGAGATGTAGTCACTGTTAATTACTACACAGTGAAAGAACAATGATAGCAGGCTAAAAAGCTTTAACTGCTATAAGCCTATTATAGCAAGAAAGGAGTTTATACAATGTCTGAAACTCAAACTAACATCTACAAAGTAGCTAGAGAGTACGCAGGGATGAGCCGTGTAAATGCGGCAGAAGGACTTGCAATCTCTGCAAGCTGTTTAAAGGATTATGAGATTGACTGGCGACAATGCCCGGATGCTATTGCACTAGCAATGTCAAAACTCTATCGTACACCGTGGTTACGTGTACAGCACCTGCAAAAGAATGTTGTGTTTTGCGACGTTTTTGGACTTATTCCTCCTGCTGACGATTTAGCGGTAAATATGTTAAGGGCGCAAAAAGAAGTCGGTGAAGTGGTTGAGTTGTTTCCGCAAATGGTAGCGAAAACGGTACAAAAAAAGCACCTCGGTGACAATCTTTTAAAAGAGTGCCGGGAAGGTGCACAGGCTTTGCTTGTATTGATTGGTATTGAAGAAGAACAAAAAGAAAAGACCCCCCACGCTAATAGAGAGCCTTTAACCTACAAATAAAGTCGAAAGGAAATCGGTTTAAAAAATAGGTCATATATAGTATAGCATACGGAAAAGAGGTTGTCAAACATGGAAAGCAGATTCTACACAGCTAAAGACATTGCCAACCTTTTAGGCGTAGGCGTTGGAAAAGGCTACTCGCTTATAAGGGAATGGAACAAAGAGCTTCAGCAAAAAGGCTATACAACTGCACAAGGAAGAGTGGTTAAAGCCTATGCTGATTTAAAGCTTGGTTTCGGAATTCAGAAGGAGGATGTATATGGTAACTAATGAACAGGTTAACGCCGTGTTAGCTCGCAGCGGACTTAGCATGGAAGGATTTGAAGCTTTCAGAAAAAGGAAGCATGGTGAGCATAAGCAGACGAAAGAGAGCTGGTTGAAAGACTTTAAGACTTGCTCACACTGTACCAGGGATGGCAAATGTAAGTATCAACACTTCGGATACCACCAGGAAAAACAGGCTGTGCGTGAAGGTGATGTATTAAGCTATAACGTTAACAGCTTGTCGGTAAATATGCAAACCTATCCTAAAGTTGGCAGTTATCGTGAATGCTGTCACTGGGATGCTGAAACAACTCTTAAGCTTCACAGCAAACTTGAAGAGCTGGTTAAGGAAGGAAAGGTGATTTAAATGGAAATGAGCGAAAAAATCGACGCTTTGGCTGAAGCCTTAGCAAAGGCTCAGGGCGAAATGAAAAATGCTGTTAAAGGCTGTGACAATCCGTTTTTTAAAAGCAAATATGCGGATTTAGCGGAATGTCTGAACGTAGCACGTGAGCCGCTTAGCAAGAACGGCTTAAGCATATTCCAGGCTAACGAAGGAATTGTAGAAAGCAGTAAACTTGCTGTTACTACAATGATCATGCACAGCAGCGGTCAGTTTATTAAAGTTACTAGCAGTTATCCTATTCAGAAAAATGATGCCCAGGGTTTCGGCAGTACGCTGACATATGCTAGAAGATACAGCCTTGCAGCGGCTCTTGGACTTGCGCAAGAGGACGATGACGGAAATTCAGCTTGTGAACCTGTTGAAAAAGGGCAGTACCAACCTAAAGAACCGAAGAAAGAGCAAAAACCTAAAGCTCAACCGCAAGCTACCGGAGATAAATTTGTTAAGATCACCCCTCAAGGTGACATTGTTGTAACTGTTGCTAATGGTCACGATAAGAACGGCAGACCGCTTGCTGCCTACAAAAACATCAAAGACTTGACTATTGAAGAGCTTGAAAAAATGGTTACAATTCCTCAATATGCGCTTGCTCATACAGCTATTAAGACCTTGCTTGAAGAAATGGGACAGACAGCATGAGTAAGAAAAGTATTCTACAATCAGAAAAAGAGTGCTTTATGTGTGGTACAACACGTAACCTTGAACGTCATCATGTGATATTCGGAAGAGCCGGAAGAAAGATTTCCGACAAGCTTGGTTTAACAATCTGGTTATGCTACGAACATCATAAAGGCAGACTCGGACCTCATTTGGACAGTGAAACAGACTTGCGGTTAAGGCGATTTGCTCAAACCTGCTATGAAGATAAACATAGCAGGGACGAGTGGATAGAGAAAATAGGGAGAAATTATCTATGAGAAAGAAAGCACTCATGAAGTATGTAAGGTTACTTAGACGGCAGCCATTATGGAAGAAGTTATTATAGGAGGGCAACATGGAGAGCTGGTTCAAGGTTAGTGCTGATGTATTCGACAGTGACAAGATTAAGATACTGCGTGCTGATACGAAGATTGGTGATAGCCTGGCATTAATGTGGTTTTTCCTGTTAGCTCTAGCTCGCAAAAAAAATGATGGTGGTTATGTATACGCTACCGAAGGTGTAGCGTATACACCTAAAACCTTAGCTGCTGTTGGTGGATTTAAGCCTAAAATTGCAGAAGCTGCATTAGAAGTATTTCAGCAGTACAACATGATAGATATAGAGGATAACGGCTATATCTATATTGTAGGCTGGAGTGAGTATCAGAACGCCGAAGAGCTTTCAAAGCTTAAGGAGCGTGAACGCTGCAAGGAAGCAATGAGAGCTAAAAGACAGCGTGAGAAGCAATCCAAAACGTGTAACAACGATGTAACAAACACAGATGTTACGGAATGTTACGAAGATGTTACGTGTAACAAAAGCGTAACAAGTCAAGATGTTACACGTAACAATGATGTAACAAACACAGATGTTACGGATAAGAATAAGAGTAAGAGTAACAACAACAACTTTAGTAGTGGTTGTTACGATAAAAATGCTGCCGTTACGTGTAACAGTTACGAAAATGTTACGAGCGATAATAATCCTGTTAGCTTTTGGAATCAAAATGTTACGCCGATAACGCCGTACATTGCAGAGCGGTTACAGGCTATTGCTAAGGAGCACGGCGAGCTGATAGCTATGCAGGCGGTTACGATAACAGCGCAGCAAGGCAAGAAGTCAATAGCCTATTGTGAGGGAGTTGCAAGAAACCTTGCGAGCGGTGACAATCAAAAGCCAAAGAAACCGCCGGATGATTTTAAACCGCCGGACGACCAAACAGACTTGGACAAATATTTTTAGTGAGGTGATAGCATGAATGCGAATGATGTTCAGAATTCAATTACGCTTGCTGTAAGTCACATTGCTAAAAATGCTTCACAGCTTAATAAGCAAAACGAAAATGATTATTACGAAAACGGATTGCTTATGTGTGGTAAATGTCACACGCCGAAGCAATGCAGAGGTTTCCTGTTTGGTGTTGAGCGGACTGTAACTTGTATCTGTAAGTGCAGAGCGGAAGAGCTTCAGGCAGAGCGTGAACGTGAGGAACATGAAAAGCGACTTGCTAGGGTACAGGAGCTTAGAAAAGCTGGATTCCCGGAGCGTGAGCTTCAGTCACAGACTTTCAGCCATGATGACGGCGCAGACGAGCGGACGATGCGAGCAATGAAGAATTTTGTTGAGCACTACGATGATTTTCGCAGGATGCATAAAGGATTGCTGCTTTACGGAAATTCCGGGAGCGGAAAGACGTTCGCCGCTGCGTGTGTTGTCAATGCACTGATTGATAAAGGTGTAGCTTGCTTAATGACTAATTTTGGCAGAGTGTTCAATACATTGTGGGGCACTGAACAAAAGCAAGCATATCTTGACGGATTTAATCAATTTGAGTTGTTAGTGCTTGACGATTTAGGAGCAGAACGGCGCACGGAGTTTGCTCAGGAGCTGGTGTTCCAGATCATCGACAGCCGTTGCCGGAGCGGATTGCCTACAATCATTACAACAAATTTGCCGATTGACGCAATCAAAAAGCCGCAGACGATAACGGAAACAAGAATCTATGACCGCATTTTGCAGATGTGCCACCCGGTAGAGGTTACACACGCAAGCAGACGCAGGAAGAAGGTTGCAGAAGGCTTTGCTGCTACCAACAAGTTATTAGGATTATAGGAGGGAATTATGGACGCTAAAGAGCTTACGAGAATCACTGAAAGTGCAAATCGTGATAAAGATAAGAGATATTTTACGACAATAGTAAATTTCTATATCAATATGTATCATGACAGCGGTGAGGTTTATTATCTGCATAAAGCTATTGCCGAAATCAAAGCAAAAATCAAAAAAGAAGGCGGCGAAATTTTCTGCCAGGACAATCCGTTAAAGAGAAAGGAACAAAAAGCATGAACAAAATCGTTTTATTAGGCAGACTGACAAAAGACCCGGAGGTAAGATACACTTCTACAAGCAAGGTTGTTGCTCAGTTCACGCTTGCTGTGGACAGACCTTATTCGAAAGACAAGCAGCGTGAAGCGGATTTTATCCCTGTTGTTATTTGGGGTAAACAAGCTGAAATCTGTGGCAACTACCTTAGCAAGGGACAGCGTGTGTTAGTTGAAGGCAGACTGCAAATTCGCAGCTATGACGCTAAAGACGGTCAAAAGAAATATGTAACCGAGGTTATTGCAGAGCACTTTGAATTCATTGAGCGTAGAGAGCAAGGCGGCGAATCCCAACAGACACCGGGAGAAGAAAGCCAGGACTTCCAAGGTTTTGGTAGCACAGTACCTTTTAATGAGGAAATTCCGTTTTAAGCGAGGTACAGAATGAAGATTAAAGACGAAGTTAACCGCTTGCGTAAGCTGGCGTGGACTGAAATCGAATTAAAGAAAGATGATTTCAAGAAGATTTGCAGTGAATATTGTTTTTTGTACAAAACGATATATCACCAGACCTACAATCCTAGCATGAAGCTGATTAGCACGTGGGGAAGAAGCAAGGTGTATGTTGATAAGCTTGAATACATTGATGTGCTTCAGGACTTAGCTTATCTGAGGTACGCTTTCAGCAGGATGAAATTTAAGGGGTACAAGAAACATGAATCAGCTTAAAAGTATCCTTGTAGGCAAGCGGAGTAAGGCAAGCGGTTCATTCTTTGAAAAGATGATTGACGCAGGCTGCCGGTATTACGAGGAACACGGCATTGCGAAGATTGAGAAACAGAGCGAACCTGTACATTATATCCGCCCTTATGGAGCGCATGGACAGTTCATTGCCAACTATGTAAAGAAAAGCGGTGTTGACTACAAGGGGACTCTTAGAGGCGGTTTAGCGGTGTGCTTTGAAGCGAAGCACACCGACGGCGACAAGATGCTGCGAAGCAGACTTGAACCGCACCAGCTTGAATACCTAAAGGTTCATCATTTTTTAGGAGCAAGGTGCTTTATCCTGGTATCGTTTAATCTGACAGATTTTTACAACGTGCCGTTCCTTGTATGGAAAAATATGAAGTCGCTATACGGAAGGCAGTACCTGAAGCGTGACGATCTGGAAGAATACAGAATCAGTAATACAGGAAGAGTGCTAAAATTTCTAACCGTAACGGAGGGGCAACAATGAAATATCTACTTGGAACAACAGCCGAAGGCAAGCAGTGCTGCCCTCATTGCAAGCAGGAAAAAATAAAGCTTGTCTACGGTGCAAAGATTGTAGACAGAAAAGGTGCTGTAAAATGGGCGTTTAGATGCTCATCGTGCTATGGCACTATTTGGTTAAAGTAAAGCGAAAGGAAGTCGGTTTAATGCAGAATAAGGATTGGAGCTATCTGCTAGGGCAGAAAATAGGTATGCTGACAGTGCTTGAAATATATCCGCCAGGCGTTATCAGCATCAGACCTAAAAAGAAGGTTTCTGTTGCAAGATGTGTTTGCGAATGCGGCACTGAATGTTACAGAGATGTATCTAACCTAGCCAGGCGACAAGGAATGAGCTGTGGAGGCAAGGAGTGCAAGCATAAAATCATGAGCCTTGCGCAAATAAGAAGGCAGGAAACGAACAAAAGAAAGGCTACAGCTCAGAAGCCTGTTGAGAAATTTTTAAAAGATGAAGAGCCGATAATCACGAAAAAACTGAAAAACAAATATGTCTGCCCTTTTCCGTTTCCCGGCTGCGTTAGAAGCGAGGTTTGCCACGTATGCTGTTGGGAGTGCGATAAGGAATGTAAGCAATGCAGTAACAATCCGCAACTATGCGGAGCAAGGAGATTAAAATGAGAAGTGTTAATGAGATTTTGGCAAATGAAAAGTTTCAAGCCGATAAGAAAAATGATTTTGCTTTTGAAGGCTTGGCGTTAATAGGCTTCCTGCATCTGCCAGGAATCAAAAAGAGCTTGCAGTGTGTTGTAGGCGTTGAGCCTGATCAGGACGGCAACCAATGGGAGCACGTGAGCGTGAAATTTTGCGGCACGACGAATAAAACACCTTCATGGGAGGTTATGTGCAAGGTTAAAGACGTGTTCTGGCTACCAGAAGAAGAAGTTCATCAGATTCACCCAAAAGAAAGCGAGTATTTACACGGCGTAGGCGGGATATACGATGTTTTACATCTGTATCGTCCTGTAGGTGGCTGGAAGCAGAATCCAAACAGAGGTGAGAATAATGGTTGATTTTTCCTTAAAAACGAAGAGGGACACAAAGAGTTACTCTTGCGTGTTGAGCATGGAGAAAGGTTTTGGGAAAATAACCAAAGCATTAAACGTAATTGTCGACATGATCATGTTTATACTGATTATCGGTATACCTGCTATATTTGGTGCTCTACTAGGTGCTGCGATTGGGTGGTTGATATGGATGGCATGGTAAAGCGTAAACAGCAGAAGCTGAAATATTATCGTTACTGCTTGCGTAAAGCACGTGAGCTGTTCCGGGTGAGCGTTGTAGACTATGAAGTGCGTATGGAAATGAGGAAAAAATATGGTAAATAGAGATTTAGACGGAATTTATTTTAGAGTTAAACGTAACAATCGTTGGGAAAGCGTTTGCTTCTCGGACTTGACCGACGAAGAAATGGACAAGGTGCTTGAAGGGCATAGCGTTCAGTGGTTGAAGAAAATGTGTAAAATCCTGGGCAAAACCATTAAGCGTATCGGTGATGAGCTGGAGAATGTCGGCGGACGCAAGGAGGAAGAGCGAAAGGAATGTTAATTAAGCTTAAGAATGGCACGTGGCAAGATATGAGCAATGTTGTTGGCTTAAGAGTGGCGCTGTGCAAAGGTATGAGTCGCTGCTATTATACAATCCTCGTAAGCATGAAAAACGGAGAAGAATTCGGCTATAAAGAATGTAGCGATTATGAAGAAGCAGAGAAAGCTATGGATGAGCTTGCTAAAAAAATCAATGCAGCGCAAGGAGGCAATAATGGATAAGCCGTTTATCTTAGACCCATGCTGTGGAAGCAAGATGTTCTACCATGACAAAGAGAGCGACGCTGTTATGTTTTGTGACATACGAGAGCTGCATACAAAGCTCTGCGACGGAAGAGAATTACATATTCAGCCAGACAAGATAATTGATGTAACCAACATGGAGAATATAGCAGATGAAGCATTTAGCTACATCATTTTTGACCCGCCGCACCTGGTAAAAGTTGGCGAGAGCAGCTGGTTGGCACAGAAGTATGGGCAACTTCCGGTGCTATGGGAAGAGTGGATGACAAAGGCGTTTGCTGAGTGCTTTAGAGTGCTTAAACCTGGTGGGATGCTGCTGTTTAAATGGAGCGACGAGGACATTCCGCATAAAAATGTGCTAAGGTGTGCGTTACCTTATCTTCCGCTTGCCGGAGATAAGCAAGGAAAAACACGTTGGACGTTTTTTGTAAAAATAAAGAGGTGATAATAATGACCGTCGAAGAGTTTTATAAATGGGCAGTCAAACATGACTGCGAAGGAATGGAAATAACAGTCAAATGCTATGACGGAAATGGTAAAGAAGATGAATGCTGGATCATTAACGACCAGTGTATTGAAGAACGTCAATGCAAGGAAGTGGTTATTAATTTGAGATAAAAGTTGAAAGAAAGCGGAGGTAGTAGCAGTGAGCAAAAATCTTATTCCAGCAGTCACTGAAATGCTGGGGCTAAAATTGAGAGAAAAATTTATAATTGACAGGTATAACGAAGTATATTTTTTCACCGAGGAAAATTTGGAAGTAAACAAGGCATATCCTCAAAATATACCATTACTTGCATCGCCTGATGTGTTGGAAGCATTAATCAAGGGAGAATGCGAGATTATTAAAATTCCCTGGCTGCCGAATCGTGACGAAGATTATTGGACGTTTGGATTGTATTGTGATAAATCTTCAAAGCTGAAGTGGATTGCAACTAGGATGACTTGGAACGGCGAGCCTGACGATTATGCAGCCTATAAAGCTGGGTGGGTGTTCGCGACGCAAGATGATGCGGAAAAAGCATTGTCGAATGTAGCTAAAGAGCTAAAGACGCCATATATATTAAGGGGGCAATTAAATGGCTAAAAGATTATGTTGTGGTTTTCGAGGAAAAATTTATTATACCGATGTCAACGAAAAAGAAGGCATTATGGTAGGTCAAAGAGTAGAGGTTACAGATTCAGCCGTTGAAGCTGTTATGGAAAAGCTATGTTATATGGCTGAAAGCAAGAAACCGTTTGACGGCAAGGCTGAAATTGAAATCAACGGCTTTAAATTGAGCATTGACGGCACAGGCAATCCCAGATTCATGGAGAAATATGGAGAGCTGAAAGAATGAACAGCGTTTTGATTACAAAAATATTATTGGCAATTACATTCACTGTTGTTTCCGTTTTCGGTGGCTGCTGGATAATGACAATTTGCGCAGCGATAGCAGATGAAAAATGGGACAGATGGACAGAAGGTCTTTTGTTTGGTTGCTTTGTTGACATATTGATTTTTTTGATAATCTACGGTGCTTGGGTGGTGTGAAAAATAACGATTAAAGAGCTTTACGAATATGCTAATGCCAACGGCTTTGAAAATCTGCCGCTTCAATATGGCTTTGTCGATGACAATGGCATCTATTATCCGGACTATTTCAGATTTGCTGATTTTGATTACAATATCGACAATGTAACGATGATGTTTTATGTTGCTGGAGATAAAGAAGCTAAAGGGTTGCAGAAAAACACAGGCTCTACAATGGAATATGTAGGAGCAGGAGATGATGCAGCTATGGGCGTATACAAATGCTCTCAATGTGGCTCTGAGGTGCAGAATTATGAATACTATGATTTTTGTCCATGGTGTGGAAATAAAATTAAGGGGTGGGAGTAATGATTGACTATAAAAAGGCAGAACAGGCAAAAAGATTGCTTGATGAAAGCGGCGTAGATTATGTGCTCGCTTATGTCAATGAGGACGGTTGCGCAGCAGGACAGGTACAAGGTGCTGTTTTAAAGGTTGCAGACTGCATTGTGGCTCTAATAAAGACAGTGGGCGAGTCGATTCGTGACAAGCATGGTGATAAATCGGCTGTTGCAGCGGTGCACGACATAACAATGAAAGCACTGCAACTGATTTACCAAGATAGCAAGAAGGAGTGATAACTGATGAAAAAATATATTGTTTCAGGTGAAGTAACAGCTTATATCTCGGTAGAACTAGAAGCAGAGAGCAAAGAAGAAGCCCTTGAAATGGCTTACGAAGAGTGTTCTGGTCCTATGGATTTTGTTGGCAATGGTGGCACTGACAAGCTAATTGGCGTATGTGACACCGATTCTGCTACGGTTAGCATTAACTGTGACGATGAAGTTGAATATACCGAAGTAGAAGAAATTAAATAAAGGATGGGTAGCAAATGACTCCAGAACGTCAGAAATGGTGGGCTAACCTGCCGCAACGTGAAAAGATGTTACGTGAACAAATTTTGGAGACTAAAGGGAGAATCTCGAAGTCGAAGTTTGCGCTTCGGCTTGGCCGTTTGACGGATGGCGATAAAGAATGGGTTATCTCCCGAATAAAAAAGAAAAAGGCTGTATTAACAGCTTTAAAGCATGAGCTTGACAATAAAGCAGTGGCGACGTATACAGGACGCTATGGGTGCCATGAAGGGCCGCTACCGATTTGTCGCTGCAAAAAATGCGGCGGTACGTTCAAAGATTTTGGGCAGACGCACTGCTGCTGGTGCGGTAGAAAGATTGTGGGGTGTAAGTAATGAATGAGCCGATTGTTTCACCGTGGCTGATTTATTGGATTGGACGGCTTGACATAATCCAGGGTGGTTGTTCCATAGTGGGATTCTTGCTAACTGGTGTCACCATCTTTATTGGAATAATAAAACTTGTAGACAACGATTATTATAGCGATACCGCAAATAAGCGGTTTTGGAGTTCCTTAAAGAAATTGGTCTGCGTAACTCTAATTTTTGATGCGCTGGCATCGTTTATACCAACTAGAGACGAAGCAATAGCTATGTATGTGGCGAGGTGGATAACACCAGCCAACATCGAAGCTACCGGCGAACTTGCGGACAAGGCCGTGGATAAGCTGATTGAGAAAATAGTAAAGGCAAGTAAGGCCATAAAGGAGTGATAGTAATGACGTTAGATGAATTTGTAGCGGTCGTGTTGATTGTGGCGCTTATCCCGGTGGCTATTATCCAATGGATGGGCTTAATCGTGGCGATTATCGAGAGATTTAAAGAAAAGGAGTGATAATATGGCTAAAAATCTAATCCCCGAAATCTGTAAGATGCTCGGCGTAGAGTTGGGCGAAGAATTTAAACTGAAATGTGTAGATAACGGACAAGATATAGAAGGCAAATTTTGCTTTAAGGAAAACGAGCTTTATTTCGTAAACGAGGTTGGCGAGAGCTATATCAGAAATGATTTTTTGCCATCTGTGTTACGCGGCGAGCTCGGAATCATCAAACTGCCGTGGAAGCCGAATGAAGAAGAACACTACTATACGTTTACAAGTACATATAAATATACGAAGTGGAAAATAGGACTAAACTGTTGGCACACCGAACCGCAGAACCTTGCATTTTTAAAAGCAGGGTGGGTATTTAGAACTAGACAAGAAGCAGCAGCCGCCTTACCTAAAGCGGCTGCGGAATTTGGTGTGGAGTATGAGATTTAGGAGGCTTTAAATGAATTATGGCGATAAACATACAGAAGATAGTCTTGTGTCACGTCTGGGGCGTTTATACGGTATCGAACGGGGCCTAGACTGCGGCCCGAACATTCTAATGAACCAATACCGTGATGAAAATGGCTGGGTTACGAATTTTGGCGTAAAAAAGAACGGAGATTTATGTGGAGAATACGAAGCCGATTTTCTGTATATCACAAAAGACAAATATCTGTATGAGGTTGAGGTCAAAATTAGCATAACAGATTTTCGCGCCGACCTGCAAAAACCGCTATATCACAATTTCCCAGATGTAAGAGGATTTTATTACTGCGTGCCTTCAGAATTATATAATGCTCATGTCGCTGAAATAAAACTTGTCTGTAATGATAAAGGCGCAGGATTGATTGTAATGTATGAACGTGATTTTCGCACGTTAATAAAGCCTAAGATTCGCAAGTACGTTAAACCTTTAACGCCAATGCGTTACGTTTATTACCTGCGACTGTTCGCTAAAAAGTGGGTAAGGAAGAGGGGGTGAAGCATTATGAAGGATTATAAAAAAGCAGCTAATGCAGCTAAATTGCTCAAAGAAAGCGGAGTTAATTATGTGCTTAGTTATGATAATGGAGAAAATTGCACTGCCATAACTTCGATATACGGTGATTGGCAATCAATCAAGAAGTGCGTCACAGATGTTATGGTCAGAATCGTAGAGCTTTTTCGATGCGACAAAATGATGACGTATGACGCAGTTTGTGAACTACGAGAAATGGTATCGCAGGCAGCGGCAATCTATATAGAAAGAGAGAAAGGGAGAAACAACAATGACGATTGAAGAGCTGTATCAATGGGCGAAAGCTAATGAATGCGTCGATTATGAAATCAACATCGAGTGCTACGATGAAGATGGTGATGTATCCGAAACATGGCTTGATGATGTATTGTTGTTGAAAGTGCGTGATAATAGCAGCGATATATTGATTAAATGCGCTGAATAGAGCTTTATACGAGAAAACCGCAACATGTTGCAAAAATCTCTTGTAAACTCCCTTGAAAAAAGGAGGCAATTATGAAAAGAACCATTGGCAATAAACTCAACGACTACAAACATTTGAAACCGCCCGGAAGTGAATTCTTGCCACGATTAGTAATGATTAGACGTGCCGTAAATGTTGTTTTTAGAAGAAATAGATATGCGTATCTCAGTTTAAAAAAATTGTTTGTGGCAAGAATGAAAGCAAAGCACCCGGAAGCCGTCAAAAAATGGTCGAAAAATCGTAGACAGTAAGGAGGCAAAAATGCTGATTAAGATTGGCGAAACGCAATGGATTAAAGCAAAGAAAATAAATGCCGTGCAACTATGTAAAAAAACCGGAGAAACGTGGGGGATTCGCGTGTATACAGGCGCATGTATATTTGACCATAGCACGCATGCTAACAAGGAGGAGGCCTTGCGGCAATTAGATTACTTGGCTTTAACTATAAACAGTAAAAATAAATAACTAGCCCATGGGTGCGGCGGCTGGGTTGCCGAACGGCAGTAGGTTGCGGACTTGGCAACGGTAGGCCCATTATTGTTATGGACTGATGAAACAGGCCTGCGTAATAAAATCCAAGAATTCCCACGCCGCCGCTTTTTATAAAGGAGTGATAGCATATGAAGCAAACCTGCGATATATGTAAGCACGAAAGCGGAAGTTGTAATCGTTATCTAACAGAGGATAGCAGAACAATCACGATATGCCCTAACTGCTTAGTCAATGGTACAAGTTATCTAGCAATGGCTGCGAGGAAGGCTCACGAACAAGGAAGGTTAATACAGGAATCAAAGCCAACCGCATTATTTTGGGAAAGACTTGCCAGAAGAAGATTTTTATAAAGGAGTGATACAAAATGAGCAGGTTAGATGCTAAACCGGTAGATGAATTGCAGTTGAAGCGCATCCAAGCTTTAAACGCGGCTGCCAGATACCTTGAATATAGAATCAACGACTTGTGCCCTAAAGGAAGAGAAAGAAAAATCGCTTTGCAACGACTTGAAGAAGTTGTGATGTGGGCAAATAAAGCTATTAGTCAAGAGGTATGCAGCAATGATTGATAATGATGAATATTATCCTTGCGATGACTGCGAAGAAACAGACACGTGGGAGTGTGCTGTGTGTAGCTTATATGCAGATTATATAGGCGATGAAGATTTTGATGCTTTTGACATTTAGGAGGTGTTACAGTGATTAGCAAAGAGGGCATCAGACGTATGTTGGATATTGCAGACCTTAAAACATCGGCACGGCTGATGTTACTTGTTATCGAGATTGTAGAACTGCAGGCGGACTTAAAAGCGTTAGAGTCGCTTGTACAGATGCAATATGATAGTCACGCAGTAGATGCTGCTAAAAATCATGTACGGCAACAGCCTGAGTATATAGAGATTAACAACGAACTAAAGAAAGCCACAGAAGCTGTTGCAAAGGCTATGAGCGACCCAGAGGCACGTTTAAGAGCTATGTTTAATGCTAAATTACGTGGAGATATGTAAATTGGAGCAAAAACAATGAAGATATTAAAATTCTCACCAATTAAGCGTGAGCAGGGCAGAAATACTTGCCATTGCTATAAAGAAACAGACATCTATGGTGGCAGTAAAAAGCCTATCAGTTTTACAGTCGACCCGGACACCAAAATCTGCTTCTGTAATCACTGCGGCAACATGGTTGAACCTATCGTTGTATTGGAGCTGATGTGTAACGATTGGCAAGCAATAGCAAAGGACTATGACAGAGCTAGGAAACAGACATTAAGATGCTACGAGATTGGTACGAAGTTTCGACCTTATAAGCGTGTGCTAAAGATGTTGCAGGAACATATGGGGCGTAAGAATGATATGATGCCGATATGTCCGCATTGCCGGGAGAAAATAGATTTGGAGAAGTTAGCTAATGGCGCTTGGGTAAGAAAGGTTAAAAAATGATGATTGATTACAAGAAAGCCGAACAGGCGAAAGAGCTGCTACAAGAATGCGGAGCATCTTTTATAATTGCCTATAATAACAGCAATAACGATGATGTTGTTTGTGCATCAGGTAATTATATTATCCTTAAAAGCTTGATCATTGGTACGATGGCGCAGGCAGCATTAGGTGTGCGTGGCAAATATGGTGAAGAAATGGCTATGCAAGAATTAATGAGCATGATGACAGAAGCGGCGAAATTAGTTCATTACAATAAGGAGTAAAAAAATGAAAGATGAAAAATTAATAGTCCTGCTGTTCGCGTTTAGGTACGCCGTGCATAGAATTCCCACACAGGCATTGCGTGAAATTCAAAACGAGCTGTTCGATAATCTCCATAAAATGCCAGATTGGATGTTGACGCAGATGGAAAGAGACATTGAATGGAATTTTGAGTTAATGCAAAGCAAACTAGAAGAAACCGGAAGAATCGCTTTAGACGATGATTGCCGCTTTCAAAAGCCGCTGCTTGATGCAGTAAAAGCACAAAGAGCAAAGTTAGCAGAGATTGCCAGAGGTACAACCAATGGAAATATGCTTAATTGATATTGTCAGTTGCACACTGCTTGACGTAGCTGTTATGTGTGTAGCTTTATGGATGTTAAACAGGGAGTGGTAAAGTGAAATATTTAAATCTTGTTGCGATGATTTGTATGGATATTTTTGCAATCGTTGGCACGATTGGAATCCTGGTTATAATCTGGAGAGATATTTTAGGAGGTTTTTAAGATGATTAAATTTTTACCGACGATTGACGCACCAGCGAACACGAAGCTTCCGCAGCGTAGCACACAGTTTTCGGCTGGCTATGACTTTTACGCACCGACAGATATTTTTGTTCCAGCTGGCGGTGAAAGCGTACTTGTTCCGCTGAACATCAAAGCTATTATGCCTGGCGATATGGTCCTGATGCTGTTCATCCGCAGCAGTCTTGCGGTTAAGTTCAATTTGTCGCTAGTTAACAGCGTAGGCATTATTGATAGCGATTATGCTAATAATCAGGACAATGACGGCAATATAGGCGTTAAATTCAGAAACAACGGCAGCGAAACCATCATCATCAGAGAAGGTGAACGCTGTGCACAGGGAATCTTCGTCCGTTACTGCGTAACCTCGGACGATGAAGCAAGTGCTGTTCGTGGTGGCGGTTATGGCTCAACAGGACGCTAAGCTTTATCTTATTAGCTGGCGCAGTTTGATTTCGGGCGAGGTTGATTTTCACGACAGAGTGTTAGCTGCTTCGCCTGAAGAAGCTATAAAGATAGCTAGCAAAGGAGAATTTTCAGAATTTCTCGAGCTGTACGACCCGGAAGTAGAAGAAATGTAGGGAGTGTATAAAATGCCAAAAAGAGAAAAAAGCATTGAAGAACAAATCAAAGAAGAAACAGCTATGCTTATAGACAGTTTTTTTGCGGTGGGAACATATCCGGACCTATGGATGCCAAGACCCTTTTTATCCTGACGGCGAAAACATGAATTTAGTAAGGAATCATATAATTTACGGAAAGAGCAGACTTGAAGAGCTGTGCACTGATATTCCTTTACCAGCGCAGTATTATATGCCGACACCTGATGAAGTTGACGCAAACTATATGGCTGCCGACGGAAAGTATTACGATTACCGGATGAAAAAGTTCGCAGGATCATATCCCGGCATTACCACTAAAACACCGAATGATATAAGCAACCAACAAGAATTATTTTAGAGGTGCTACATGAAAACACCATGCAGAGGATGCACAGAAAGAAAAATAGGCTGCCACGCTACTTGTAATGCTTTTAGCGAATGGAAAATCCAGCAGTGTAAAATACTGAAAGCCATGTATCTTGAGACGCTTTCACCTACAGCTGGAGCAGTTGCCAGACATGAAAAATGGATAAAGGAGCATAAATAATGAGTGCGTTTAAATCTCCATTTAGTTTTATCGGATTAAAAGATGATAAATACGTTATTGTCAAAGAAGCACCGAAGAATTCAAAATATAGCTTTACAATGCCGCTTCCTAAGGATAACGTAAATCATCCGAAACACTACACCAAAGGCGGTATTGAGTGTATAGATGCCCTAAAGGCTGCTACTGTTGGCAAAACAGGCATTGAAGCTGTCTGCGTTGCTAACATTATCAAATATTTGTGGCGTTACGAAGAGAAGAACGGCGCAGAAGATTGCCTAAAAGCAAGATGGTATCTTGACCGCCTTATCGAAGAACTTAAATAACAGAAGGGAGTAAGCGCATGGAAGACATGACTGTAAATGAAAATCAAAGTACGATAACCGTTCCGCTGGCATATTTCGAAGACCTTATCGAACGTGTGGCAGAGCAGACCGCCAAGAAGACCTCTAAAAAGCTGTGTGATGATTTGTACAGCAAAGAAGCACAGCGAAGGGATTTTGACAAGCGACTGTATAACGTGCGCTTGCTGCTAAAGAATTACAGAAGCCTTCAGGAACACGCAGCGTTAAAGACTAGCGAGATTGTCAATATCGACGATGAGCAGATTTCAGCTATCGAGATTCTTGATTCGTTCCAAAACCTGAAAAGCATGGGAGCTAATGAGTTAAAGCTTGAAAGCATTATAAGCTCAACCATGCGAACAAAAGTGCTGATAAACTACATGGACGACATGATAGCACTTTACAAGCAGACCAGGTATAACAGCGGCAAGCAGGAAGATTTGCGCCGGGCAGATGTTCTTGACGTGCTGTTCCTTAAACCTTGTCCGCCGGAAGCGTATGTTACTGATATAGTAGCAAGTCTTGCGCAAAAATGGTCAGTGAGCGAAAGGCAGATATGGCGTGACACAAACGATGCCGTTGAGCAGCTAACCGCTTTGCTGTTTGGCGTAGATGGCGTGAACCTGCTGGAAGATAAAAAGCGCAGAAGGGCAGCTCGTCTTGCCAAAGAAAAAAATATCGAAAAATAATAAGAAAAACTCACCTTTTATAAAGAAAACTCTTTACAAAAGGTGAGTTTCATAGTATAATATAAGTGTAGGGAAGATAGAGTAACCTACAAGAAAGGAAGTCGTAACAATGACACAAGAAGAATTAAAATCAGCATTAATGGAAGCAGTGCTAGTTTGGTGCGACCTTAAAAAAATTGCAGAAAAATTCCCTAAAAGTAGCGTTGCTAGAAATAAAGCGCAACGAAAATGGAATGAGGTTGAAAAGCTTGCAAATATGCTGCAAGCAATCGAAGAAGCTAAATAAAAGCTGATGACAAGGGCGATAGCCCTTGTAAAGCTGGCAGGCAGACAGTTCAAACCCTGTGCCTAAAGCTTAAACTTTAAGGAGGACTTAAAAATGACTTATCAAGAAAAGCAAGAAATGAAAAAGCTTGCCTGCAAATGCCTGGAAAAATACTTCGGCTTTGCTCCGGCGATGAAGCAGATTGTTCTGCTTGAAAGCGCAAGCAATGGATATACAGTTGATTATCTTCTGTTCAGCATCGGCTATAACGGAAGAGAATTTCAGCTCAGAAGAACCTTTACCTGGGGTAAAGATACAGTGGAATATAAATATTGCCGCTACGATGTTATCATGATTGAACAATAGAAAGGAGTAGAACAACATGAAACTAAATTACAATCAACTAACCTACATAATCGGCGTACTGAGAGAGGAGAAATGTAGAGCTTATAATGCATGGATAGATAAAAAATTCATTGCAGATAAAGCAAGTAATGCTTATGAGGATTGGCTTAAAAACAATCCAAATGCTTCAAAACAGGAACAAGACCATGCGTTCTCTAAAATGGCCGAAGCTGCTCTTAGTGAATGTGCAGAATCATATGGCGTTTATTCTATTGCACAAACTGTTTATCAAGAATTTACCGAAGGTGAAATTGAATTTTAAGGAGGAAGAACCAATGAAAGAACCTAAAGACATGACTAATGAAGAATTAAAGCAGGAAAACGCTAGGCTGATTAAGATTTACAACAGCTCGCGCGACCCATGGCATCATCAATGCTTGAATGAGCACTTTGAAGAGCTGGAAGAAATTGCAGCGGAAAGAGGTATAGAGCTTTAAAAGCTGATGACAGGAGCTTAAGCTCCTGTAAAGCTACCAGGCAGAAGGTTCAAAGTCCTTGCCAATAGCTTTAGAAAGGAAGTCGATTTTATGAACTATGCAATCTTATTGAAAACTGTGGTTGATGCCAATGGCAAAACCAATTCTGTGGAGAAAGTACCATACGAGGGAGCTATCACGCTTAAGTCAATGTATGAACTGTGCGAATGCGAGTACGTCGACATTAAAGAAGTTCCGCTTCAGCTGGTGGAGTTCGATGGACAACTCGGAATCATTCCCGGTGTTACACTGATTTTTGATGAAGAATTTCTTTTGAAAAATGAAAACCCGGTGGCTAATGAGCTGGCAAGTGCTATTTATGGTTACGGCCGTTTACATGATCAGTGCCTGTGCGGTAACGTGCTGCTGTGCTACACAAACGAGGAAGGCGACTGCATGCCGTTCAGCGAGGGTGAAGCAAACGCTATCGTAAAATGCTTGACAAAAATCAATAACCATATCGGAGATATGGAATTTAAGGTCCAAAAACCAATGATGAAATTTATGACTTTTTAGGAGGGATGCTAGGATGTTAAAATACAAAGATTACTCAACCTTAATCAACGAACAGCAAAAGGAATACGAAAGCTTTACCAAAGATAAAACGTTCTTTGCTTTTACTGAAGAACAGTTCAACGAAGGCATGAAAAGATTTGGTTTAGCTCCGGATGATACCGACAAGGTTTATCAAATCGGCTTCGGAGGATATATCCTTCGTGCCCAGGCTAAGGCTCATAATGATTTAGTAAAACGCCTGAACATCGAAAAGAAGGAGCACATGAAAGATTTCGACTTCTTGAAATCAGCCTTCCGTTACGAACTTGCTAACCATGAGTTTTGTATAACTTATGAGCTTGACGATACGCTGGATGCTCTGCTTTTGACTTATGAGCAAGTTAACTCTGACCCGGTTATGAAAAAAGCTTTACTTGAAGCAAAGAAAGAATATCTTAAGAATTGCGAAGATTGGATGTGATTAATGTGAGAACAAGACAACTTATAAAGTATGTACTGATGCTGGAAACACTTCCTCTTGTCGGAGATGAGTTCCATGAACTCATGGCAAATACAAAACGCCGCCAAAAGAGAATCGACGCACTGCGTGAAAAGCTTCTGATGCCAGCAAGCTGCTATCCCTACAAATCATTATAAACAGAAGAACCAGCGTACACCGAAAGGTGTGCGCTGGAAAAAAGATTGGAGTGAAAGTTATGTGTAAAGTAGCAGATAAAAGTTATAGAGAGTTATGCGAAGCGTTGCTTGGGCAAGAAGCTTATAAGGTTTCCGAATTAACGGCACAGAAGTTGTATCGTCTGGAAGATATAGACGAGCTGAAAGCATATGGATTAGATAAACAGAAAGCAGAAGCTTTCTTGTGTGGTGTAGAGTTAGGTAAAAGAGCTTTTACCGAAACCAAAGCTGAGGAAAAAAGATACTGCTGTGATCCGCAAGACTTGGCTGAATTTATGATGCCGAAGTTGCGGTATCTGAATCATGAAGAATTCTGGGTAATTGCAGCAGACAGCAAGAACAGAATTATTGAAGCAAGAGCTATACTGAAAGGAACTCTGACAAACTGTTATGTTCATCCTAGAGAGATTTTCAAGTATGCCATTATGAAAAATGCTGCTGCAATTTTTGTAGCACATAATCATCCTTCAGGCCTTGCAACACCTAGTGCTGACGATAAAAAGTTAACCAGGGACATTGTAAAAGCCGGGGCAATAATGGGAATACCTTGCTATGATCATATCATTATAGGTGACGGCAGTTACTACAGTTTCCAGGAAGATGAACAAATGTAAGGAGGAAAGAAAAATGAACGCTTATGAAATTATGTACGTTATGCGTCCGGAGCAGGAAATAGTCGAGGATGTTATCTTGAAGTTCAATGACTTAATAGCTTCTAATGGTGGTGTAGTTGAAAAGACAGAACGCTGGGGAGAAAGAAGGATGCCTTACGTGATTCAGGACTACGAGAATGGTATTTATGTCCTGGTTACGTTTCATGCAAGCAAGAAATGTGTACTTGAGCTTCACAAAGCAATGGAGATTACTGAAGAAATACTCCGACACATGATTATCAGAAAGGGGGTATGCTAATATGACACCTTTTGATAAATTTAAGGAAACTGCGTTTGACATAGGAGAATTTGAAATAGTTCCTACCGATGAGCAATAGAAAGGTAGTGGTTAACGTGAAAACATTGTATTTTGAAGGTGCTGGCTGGGAAAAGGCAGAGCGCAGCATCAACACCATAGGCAACTGCCGTGTTAGAACAGCATTTCACCTCGATAACGGCAAGGGCGTTTATCTTGAAATTGTTTGCTGTGAAATGCTTGGCGAAAGAAAGAAGCTTTATGGCGGCTTGCAGTATGTAGGATTCGTAGACTTCTTATTCTACATTACAGACGAAGAACCGAACGATGACTGCAATAAGTATAAATTGCCCGGTATGCGTAACACTCATTTTGCCTATGACTTCGATTCGATTCTTGCTTTTGTGAATAGCCTGGGAGCATCGTTTGATAAAATATGTGTGCTGCCCAACCTTGCCGGATATAGAGTACATTCAGATGACCGGGCAAAGCGATACAACTATGCTGATGAGTTTACGCCAGACTGGGAGGTTATAAAGAGAGCAAAAGAAATTCGCGAATACTTTTACCAGCTGGAGCAATCAGAAGGCAAGAAGTTCCCTAACTTCTCTCTGTACAATGACGAAGGCGACAAGACAAAGTTTTACTTGATCAGGCATTATAACGGCTATAATAAGAAATGGCTCATTAATGCGTCAAGCGATTCGTGGTTAAACACGATGATTGAAGTATCTTAACAAAAAGCCTGCGGGAAATCTCGCAGGCAATATTTTTATAAAAGATTATATTGATTACATAAAGAGAACACTGTATAATGATAAGAGATATAATAATTAAGGTGGTGCTACTATGTCAATAGAAAACAAAATCAAGGTATTAATCGCTTCAACAGGAAAAAACCAGGCTACATTAGCTAGGGAAATGGGCATTACGCCAATGTCTCTGAACTACAAGGTTAAAAAATGCAAATCACTTAAGCTTCTGCTGGAGCTTGCAACTGCCTGTGACTTTGAGGTAGTTCTGCGCAAGCGTGACGGCAGTATTGAGTATGAAGTAACCAAAGAAGATTTAGAAGAAAACTGACATTCTATAAAGAAAGCTCTTTACAAAAGCGGAGAAATATAGTATAATATAATTGTAAGGAAGATATAAGAACTTACAAGAAAGGAAGTCGGTTATAATGCTGGAAAAGAAAATTGCTGCTTTAAAAAATATGAGTAAAGAGGAATTAGTTGGTGAGTTTGAAAAAATTGTGCTGTATAATACGCAGCACCTGGAAGCTTGCTTGGGTAAATCTGGTCAGTATGAAGAAGCAATTAAGGCGGAAATTCTCAGCCGCATGAATTAAGGAGGGAGGAAATCATGAAGATAGGTCAAGTCGAGTTCACCTGGCGTGCACATCGTCAGGCGTGTGTTGTAAAAATCGGCGGTGAACAAAGAGTTTTCCGCTTCAATAAGAAAACGACTCGTAAGGAGCTGTTTGCGAAAATTCGCTCCTTAATTGCAGAAGCAGCTGGTACCCAAAAGGTTTGCCAGCATTGCGGTAAGCATTACTTCGGTGTAAACTCGCACAACTTTCTGTGCGGTGAATGCGCTCAGCAAGCTGCCGACATCAATCGTGAAGGTGTTGGCAATATTAAGGAGTTTTCTTTCTTTGAATGCAAAGGTTTTCAGAGCGACGATGTTTGTATAAACGGCGACGGCAATGCTTGCGTAAGAGTTCTGGAAAAACAACTTAAGCCAGCTGCTATTTTTGGCAATAAAACCGTTAAATATCGAAAAATGATAATTTGGGATGAGGATGAGTTATAATGATTAAAATTCATGTAGAGCGCAGACAATCAAAGCAATTGTTTTGGTGTCAAGCGTGCGAGTCAAAACAAAGCAGAACCGTCACAATAAGCAGTAACGATGTACAAAGTTCGTCGCTCCATCTGTGCGACAACTGTTTAAAAGAGCTTGCTGATAAGATTCATCAAGAGCTGAATACCACAAAAACGATTGTAGTTAGCAACATTACAATCGATGAAGAAAAGCTTATTAGAATGTATTTGGAGCGGTTTAGCAATTTCGAAATCAACGATGACGACAACAAGCTAATAATAAATTATAGTGATGCTTTCGAGGGCAATTTAATAAACGAATATCTTGACTGCCTTGCGAATGTTGTTAACATTAATGTTGAAAGGCAGAGAAAAAATGAAGGAGTTTAAAAGGAAAAATGTTGGTAATATATACGGCTTAAATATCTATATCGATGTATATTCTGATGAAAAAATAGGTTTCTACATAATGAGAATTTACGATGAAACAGAAAATATAAGCCAAGGTTCTGCATTCGCAGCGATTGAAGGCGACAAAGCGTATATTCAAAAAAAAGCAATAGAAAAATTTAGAGCCATATTTGCAATCGTAAGTAAACAGATTTTAAAAAATATTGAATTTCGGGTTGAAAATTAATCAAAACAAAGGAAGTGATTTTGTGAAGCCAGGAGATATTGTCAGAGCGTATGGCACAGAAGGCAGCATAAAGAAAGTAGCTGCGCTGTTCCGCATTTCGGAACAGAAAGTCAGGAAGGTTCTCATTGATGCCGGTGAGTACGAAAGTGATATGTCCATACAGGTCAATGATTTGTATGAGCAAGGTTACAGCGTGGAGAACATAGCCGAAAAATTGCGTGTAAGCAAGAGCACTGTTTCGGCATATCTGCCATACACCAAAGGCGTGCATCTTGGCGAAAATCCTTCCAGCAATGCTCTTAAAATAAGAAAGTGCAGAGCTAAAAATGGATAAGCCTTTAAACGAGCTGCTAAATGAGTATATAGAAGCTTATAGCAAAGGCGAGGATAGCTTAAGAGCGTTTTTGGAGTATGTTATAAGCATAGGAGCTTATGAGCAGTGTATACCAGGATGTTATTTTTAGCTACAAGAAAGACCAGGGAAAGCCTTCCTGCAATGGTTACTGCGAAAAAGTCTACACAGCCGAAGATGCAGAGTTCGCCAGGGTACAAATAGAGCACCTTTTAAAATCATGTCAGTAAGGTGTCATTTACAAGGCAATTAAAGGAATGATATAATTAAGATGCAACAGTTGGATGATAAATCCTTCTCCTAAAATATGTTGTGTACTCAAAAAGCCGCCTACAAATGTGATATGTAGACGGCTTTTTAAATATATAAAATATAACTGATATTTTATAAAGAAAACTCTTTACAAAAATAGTATAATATAGTATAATATAAGTGTAGGGAAGATAAAGTACCTACTAAATAAAGAGTAAAGGAAGTCGGTTAAAATGAAAAATATTTTTGAAGAAGCTTATCAAAAGGAACTCCAAGCAATCGCTGCGTTTGATGCAGCAACCAATGATGAAGAAAAAGAAAAAGCCAGAGAGCTTCATAATGAAACCTTTGGTCAAATAGGTAATATGGGAGAATTTGCTGTTCATATTTGGCGCGAATATCAAAGCTCCAGAGAACATGGCAATCTCAACCTTGACCTTTGCGAAATCGTTTGGGACCATCAAGTGCCTGAAATAGTGGCTTGCATGAAAGCAAACGGAATTGAAAGATTTACATTTTCAGCAACGTATACCGAAGCAATTAGAACTGCTTGGTTATTCCAGCAAGAAGGTTGCGTTCTTGAAGGATTTGTTGAAATCAACAGCAGATATACCGATGCTTATGGAGATAGTTTAAAAGTTCCTGCGTTACAGTTTAGAGTAAAATAAAAGCAAGGCGGTACAAAAAAGTACCGTCTTTTTATAATTATTTTTGAAAAAATACTTTACAAATAAACAAAAATGTAGTATAATATAAGTATAGAAAGGAGGTACAAAACGTGGATCAGAATTTGAAAGATGCTGCTGAAACGGTTTCACTTATATTAAGTTCCGTGTTAACAGCTCTCCAAATACAGGAGAAGTTAAAGAAAAAGCAGCAAAAAAAGAAGCCCCCTGTAAATCGCAAGTCCAGAAAGCGTAAATAAGAGGGCAGCAGGTAGGACGAGCAATCGTCCTCCTGCCTATATTCTACCACGTTTTAACAAAAATGAAAATACTAATTTGGTTGTTCACTATTGGCATTGTAGTCGAAGCAGTAAGAAATTTTCCTCAAATGAGCCTGCATGAATGGGTGTTGTGGGCGCATGGCTTAGCTAGTGGAATTGTAATGTTGTATTGGTGGATAAGTAGGAGTTAACATGGAAAGTAAAAAATGGGGCGGTGTTCGTGAGGGAGCAGGCAGACCGAAAGGAAAGACTGCTGCTGGCGAACGCAAGGGACGCAATATTAGAGCGTTCGATGATGAATGGGAGCTTATAAAGCAGTTCGCAAAAATCGTCAAAACTGACCACCAGCGTGCGGAAGAGCTGCTAAAATTATTATAGTTTTATTGGACAGTGTAAAAAAAGCACTGTCCTTTTTTATTGTAAAAAGATGGAGGTACATCATGGATTTAAGAAACAAAATTACATTAATGGCGTTATCAGACATTACGCCGTATGAAAACAACCCAAGAAACAACGAAGAAGCTGTTGAAAAGGTTGCTAACTCTATCAAAGAGTTTGGCTTCAATCAACCTATCGTAGTCGACAAAGATAATGTTATCATTGTAGGTCATACACGCTATCTTGCAGCACAGGAGTTAGGTTTAACTGAAGCTCCGGTAATTGTTGCCGGGAACTTATCAGATGAGCAAGCAAGAGCTTATCGCCTGGCAGATAATAAAACCGGGGAACTTGCTGGCTGGGATTTTGAAAAGTTGGCGTTAGAGCTGGAGCAAATCGAGGATATTGATATGGGCGATTTTGGATTTGAATCGCATGATTTAGGCGGCGAAATAGGAGATTTTTTTGAAAATGCTTCTACATCTAATAGTAACGAGCATAAGCCTAAAACTATTACTTGCCCACACTGCGGCGAAGAATTTGAAATATGAAACTGTATTTAGCTGGCGGTATGAGCTATCGTGAGTTGCTATTTGGGGGGGCAATAATGAAATTATTTCTTGCAGGTGATGTTCCGTGGCGCGAATTGATATATAGTAAGGCGATAATTAATTGTCCTACTGCCGAAGAAAATCAGGAGGGTAATTCAATGAACATAATGCTCGCTGATGGGGAAAGCAGAGCTGACAAGTTGGGAGAGCAAAGAAAAAAATATAAACCTTATATTCTCGAATCGTTTTTGCAAACAACCGAGAAGTCAGTAAAATATTTGCCTTATTATGGTGATTACATGCTCGATTCTGGAGCATTCAGCATGTTGATGGGTAATGCAAAAAAAGTTGATTTAAAAACCTATGTAGACTCTTATATTGCTTATGTCCAAAAATACAATGTACAGAAATTCTTTGAGCTTGACATTGACCCTGTTGTAGGCTACGAAGAAGTTTTGAAAATCAGAAAATACATTGCTGAAAAAGTCGGAAGGTCACCGATTCCTGTATGGCATAAAAGTCGTGGAATGAAAGACTTTATTGAAATGTGCAAGCGGTATAAGTATGTTGCAATAGGCGGTTATGTTAGCGGTGAATTTACAAAAGGTGAAGTTGAAAAATTTCCTTTGCTTATCAAAGAAGCACACTCGCATGGAGCTAAAATTCACGGTTTGGGATTTACTCAATTAAAATATTTGCCGCGCTTTCATTTTGACAGTGTAGATTCTACTGCGTGGGTATCTGGCAATAGATTCGGCGCAGTATATAAGTTCAATGGAAAAACGATGGTTAAATATAATAAGCCTGCAGGCATGCGAGTGAGAAATAAAGAAGTAGCTATTAATAATTTTATAGAATGGGTAAAATTTCAGGAGTATGCAAAAACTCATTTTTGAAAAGAGGTAATAAAAATGAAAAAAGCAGTTGTTTTATTAAGTGGTGGTGTAGATAGTACTACTTGTTTAGCCGTTGCAGTCAAAAAATATGGTACAGAAAAAGTTTTAGCCTTATCTGCTTTTTATGGACAAAGGCATAAAAGAGAAATTGAAAGCGCAAGAAAAGTCGCTGCTTTTTATGGTGTAGAGCATAAAGAAACTGATTTGTCGCTGGCGTTCTCTATGAGCGATTGCCCATTGCTAGCTAAAAGCACGCATGATATTAAACATGAATCCTATGCAGAACAACTTAAAGAGCTTGGCGGTGAAGGTACTGTTGATACCTATGTGCCGTTCAGAAACGGTCTGTTACTTTCTTATGCGGCCGCTGTTGCTGTAAGCGTAGAAGCAGAAGCTATTTATTATGGTGCTCATGCTGACGATGCAGCAGGGCGAGCGTATCCTGATTGTACGCCTGAATTCGTTGATTATATGAATAAAGCGATTTTTGAGGGTAGCGGACGAACCACACATCTTGAAGCACCGCTTATCAATCTAAATAAAGCAGGCGTTGTTAAGCTTGGATTAGAGCTTAACGCACCATATCAGTTTACATGGAGCTGCTACGAGGGCGGAGAAAAGCCTTGCGGAACTTGCGGAACGTGTATTGACCGTGCGATGGCATTTGAAGCTAACGGCGTGAAAGACCCTGCGTTGGAGGATTAATATGTATACAGTAACAAAACGATTAGAAATTTCGGCAGCACACCAACTTTCTTTAAATTATGAAAGTAAGTGCAAAAATTTACATGGCCATAATTGGATTATCTGCGTAACTTGCCAAAGCGAAACCTTAGACGCTAACGGCATGGTAGTAGATTTCAAGCATATTAAAAACCTTGTTTCTGATATGCTTGACCATCAATATTTAAACGACGTTTTACAATACAATCCGACAGCAGAAAACATTGCTCGTTGGATTTGCGAAAAAGTACCGCACTGCGTTAAGGTGTCAGTGCAGGAAAGCGAAGGGAATGTTGCCGTGTATGAAATATAATGTAGTGGAAATTTTTAAAAGTATCGAAGGCGAAGGGAAGCGAACCGGCTATCCTTCTGTATTCGTTCGTTTGGCTGGCTGTAATCTGCGTTGCAGTTATTGTGATACAGCATATGCTCAACGAGCAAGCGATGCTGTCGAGTGTTTTAATGAGCAGGAGCTTATGGATAAGATAAGCGAGTATAATTGTAGCCGTGTAACGATTACAGGCGGCGAGCCACTTCTACACGACTTACAGCCACTCCTTGAGCTGCTACACAAAGCCAAATATGAGGTAAATATCGAAACAAATGGTGCTGTACCACTTTACAAAAAAAGGTTAAGCGGTATTTTTTATACCATTGATTACAAGTGCGGCACGTCTGGCGAATCTAATAAAATGCTAATGGATAATTACAAGCACCTTAACGCAAAGGACGTTATAAAATTTGTAGTTGGCAGCAAAGAAGATTTTAATGACGTAGACCGTGTGCTTAACCATTGCAAAACAATCAAATGCCAGGCAAAAATCTACATCTCGCCAGTGTGGGGTGCAATCGAACCTGTGGAGCTAGTAGAGTACGCTAAAAAGTCGCCGTATAACATCTGTGTACAGGTACAACTCCATAAAATTATTTGGGATAAAGATAAAAGGAGCGTGTAATATGGACGCTAAAAAGTTAGAACAGGCCGCAAGGCTTATTATTGAAGGCATTGGTGAAAACCCAAACCGAGAGGGACTTCTTGAAACTCCCAAACGGTTCGCAAAAATGCTAATGGAGCAATTAGAGTACGCAAGTGTCAGCAACGATGAAATCGCAAAGAAATTCAACAAGTGCTTTTCCTGTGATAACGATGATATGGTGGTGTTAAAAGGCATTAACTGCTTTTCTTATTGTGAGCATCATATCGCACTCATGTATAACATGACTGTTGATGTAGGCTATATCCCTAACGGTAAAGTTATCGGCATTAGCAAAATTGCACGTATTGCTGACGCAGTAACAAAACGTCTACAAATCCAAGAGCGTATCGGCAAGGAAATTCGCGACATTCTTACAAAAATTTTAGGGACAGAGGACGTTATTGTAGTTATTCAGGGCGAACACTCTTGTATGACTGCTAGAGGAATTAAAAAGCCAGGAGTAAAAACAAAGACTGCTTCATGTGGCGGACAATTTTTAGTAAACGCCGAACTGCGAAAAGAATTTTACCTTGTAAACAGCAAATAAAATCTAAAGAAAGGACAGGTGTTTTAATGTGCCAGCACGAGGAAATGTTAGCAATTTAAGGCCTGTCCGAAGCAAGGATGAAGCAAGAAAAAGAGGAACTGTTGGCGGCAAAAAATCTGGTGAAATAAGACGGGCGAAAAAAAACTTACAGCAGATAGCAAAAACGATACTTGAATCACAAGTACACGACGATAAAGCAAAAAACTTTTTACACGCTTTCGGCTTAGACGAGCAAGATCAAAACTATCAAGCCTTAATGATAGCAAAGTTGCTTAACAAAGCTTTAAAAGAAAGTGATGTTAATGCAATTCGCACTCTTGCTACATTGGCAGGAGCTGACGGAGGTATATTGTCGCTGGCGGAAGATGCAAGCGTTGAAACAATAGACGCTTACCAATCTATCTACATTCCAAATAACGGCAGAGATACATTTGAGCCGCTGTATCTAACTCCGCAACCAGGACCGCAAACAGCTTTTATGTGTTCTTCTGCTGATATAGTAATTTATGGTGGAGCAGCTGGCGGCGGAAAAACTTTTGCACTTCTCCTGGAAGGATTAAGGCATAAAGATATAGCAGGATTTAGCGGCGTTGTGTTTCGAAAAAATTATACTCAAATCACAGCTTCAGGCGGTTTGTGGGATGCTGCTAACAAAATATATGGACAAGTGCAAGGCGCAAAACCTAAGAAAACTCCAAAACTACATTGGTTTTTTAGTCCCAGCGGAGCAAGAATTCATTTTGCGCATTTGGAGCGTGACGAAGATTTGCAAGGCTGGCAAGGCTCAGAAATCTGCTATCTAGCATTTGACGAGCTGACGCATTTTAGCCGACACCAATTTTTGTATATGCTTTCTCGTAACCGTTCAACGTGCGGTATCCGTCCTTATGTAAGAGCGACGTGCAACCCGGACAGCGATAGTTGGGTAGCTGATTTTATTTCTTGGTGGATAAATCAAGATACAGGCTATCCAATCTACGAGCGCAGCGGTGTTGTGCGTTATATGTGCGTCCTGAATGATACGATTTATTGGGGCAGTAATCCGCATGAACTCGCAAAGGAACACGGCGTAAATGTTGAAGAATGCAAGTCGGTTACGTTTATAGCGTCTAAACTGACAGACAACAAGGTTTTAATGGCTAAAGACCCGTCGTACATGGCTAACCTTAAAGCGTTGGCAGAAATTGACAAGGAACGTCTGTTGTATGGCAACTGGAAAATCCGTCCTGCTGCTGGTATGTACTTCAAAACAGAAAACTTCACCTTTGTTGATACTGTACCGAAAAATATCGTTGCTTATGCACGTTCTTGGGACTTGGCAGCAACAGAGCCTACACCGCTTAACCCTGATCCTGACGCAACAGCAGGCGTGTTGATGGGACTGCTTGACGATGGCAGAGTAATTGTTATTGATGTAAAGCGCAAGCAGATAAAGGCAAATGATGCCAGAAATCTTCTGCGTAACATGGCAGCGATTGACCAGGGGAAATACAAATTCGTACAAATCACGATACCGCAAGACCCAGGGCAGGCAGGCAAGGCGCAAGCTCAAAGCCTTGTATCAATGCTTGCCGGGTACTCGGTAGAGATTGTATCGCCGACAGGCAGCAAAGAGGTTCGTGCTACTCCATTTGCTTCACAGGTACAGGCAGGAAATGTCCTTATCCTTAAAAGTGAATGGAATGATATGTATCTGTCAGAACTTGAATCGTTCCCGGAAAGCAAGCATGATGATATGGTTGATGCGTCAAGTGATGCGTTTAACAAGCTCATGAACTCACGCAGCTGGGGCGGTTTAACTAGCTAGGAGGAATAATGGCAAAAAGAAAAGATAATTCAATTCGTGCAGATAGCGGCTTTAAAGATGCTTTTATTGCACGTAAAGCTCGCAATTATGAAGGTCTGTTAAATGAGCGAAAGCTCACAGACCAGACGTTGGCTACAATGTACAGAAATGCTCTCGTGCGAAGGATTGTTACACTTGTTGCCGATGATGCTATGAAAAATTTTATAGAAATCGAAGGCGATTCTGACGATTGTATCTTGCAGGAGCTTGAAACGCTGTTTGTTCAGGAAAAGCTTACAGAGGCTTTATATTGGGACAGACTGTTCGGTATGTCTTGTGCTCTTATCCTTGCTGACGATGGGCAGGAATTAAGCGAGCCTATTAATATCAACCGTTTACGCAGGATTAATGGATTAGAAATTTTTGATAAGCGAGATATTTACCCGGACACAACCTCAATTTATCTTGATACAGATATTCGAGATGCGAACTTTGGCAAGCCGGAGTTTTACACAATTTCGCCACCGAACGGAAATCAGTTCAAAGCACACAGAAGCAGACTGCTGGTTTTTGACGGCGAAATGCTGCCAAAGATAGAGCGCGTTGCTAATAATGGTGCTGGCTTATCCTGCCTGGATGGTGTTCCGGCTGCGCTGAACCGTGTAAAAACTGCAATGAATAAAACAATCGACATAATGGATAAGGTTAGCACGTCACTGTTAAAGCTAGAAGGCTTAAGCAATCTGCTGGCAAAAGAAGACGGCACGCAAACTGTTATTCGGCGTTTAGAGCTGATAGACTACTCACGCAGATTTAATGGCAGTGTAGCCGTCGACAAGGAAGATGAATACGGCATTTTCAATATTCCGCTTACAGGTTTAACGGATATTATTCAAGAGTTTGAGCAGGCTTTATGTGCTGTTACCGGGTATCCTTTTACTGTTTTGTTTGGGCGTTCTCCGGCTGGCATGAACAGCACAGGCAAGAGCGACTTGCAGATTTACTACGATACCGTCAGACGTATTCAATGCAGGAAGATTCGTCCTGCGTTAGAGTATCTTGTAAGACTTATTCAGCTTGCGAAAGAAGGGCCGACCAACGGCAAGGAACTTGAAAAGTGGAGCATTAAGTTTAAGGCAATCGAACCGCTAAATGATCTGGAGCAAGCTAACGTTGACAAGACGCAGGCGGAAGTAAGAGCTGCCGTTGTTAAGCTTGTTTTTGACCTGGTTGATAATCAACTGTTAGATGCAACGCAAGCACGCCAATACCTCAAAGAGCGTGGAGATATTCCAGTTACAGAAAGTGAGCTGGATTTAGATGATGAAGAAACAGAAGAAATCAATACGCTACCTTAAAGTAAAGAAGCGTCCGAAATATCCAAAGAATTTTGAGCGTGATTATTATCGCGTCCTCAGAGCCGTTGTAAGACGTTTAAAAAGTGCCACGAATAACAATATACCTATGTTGGCATATTCGTTGCGCCAGGACGATGACAGCACCGTTACAGATGCTTTCGTTCAGGCGATACTTGCCGAGCTTTTAAAGAGCATGACTATCGAGGATGCTATAAGCGAATTAGAGCTTATTCTTGCTGGCGTGTCCAGCGTTGTCGATGCTAATGTTATCAGTGCTTTCGCAGAAGCAGTCAGCGTTGATGTGTTTCTAAATGATTCAGCTTTACTTGATACAGTAAAAGCGGAATGGAAAGCGCAGCAGAGCAGGCTTGTAGACAGCATAGTAAATACCTACATCGAAAAACTGCAAATTATTGTTAGCAATGCTGTTCAGCGTGGCACTGCTATGAGTGAAGTTAAAGAAGAAATTAAGGTACTGCTTAACACTACCGACAAGCGGGCAAAATTTATCGCAAGGAACGAGGTAGGCAATCTGAACGGCATTATAACAATGCGCAGGCAGGTTGATTGCGGTATAAGCGTGTACCAATGGTCATCGTCACATGATGAACGTGTAAGACCTTCTCATGCTGAGATGGATGGGAAATACTTCTATTGGAACAGTGACAAGGTTGGTGAAATTAACGGCATAAAGGTTTATCCTTCTCCAAAATATCATCCGTGCATGGATTATAACTGCCGTTGCGTAGCATTACCTGTTATTGACCTAGAGCAATGGAATATGACAACGGCAGTTCCAATGGGTAGGGTGGATGTAAAGAAAAGTAAAGAATTAAGCTAGAAGGCATATGCAATTTCTCGCATATGCTTTTTATATACCCCAAAATAAGGAGGTGAATTTTTTGGGAAGTGTACAACGATATGAACGCATTGATTCATGGATGTTTGTTAGCGGTGCAGTTACTGACGCTGACGGCTTCTTGCGTGACTCTCCGATCGTAGCACGCACTGGCATCTATATCTATCAACAGCCAGACGGGACTATTAGACGAGAGTACAGACCGCCGGAGGAAGTATTTGACACTGACAGTGAAGCAAGTTTTGTCGGCAAGCCTATTGTGGTAGGACATCCTGCCAGCGGTATTGTAAACAGTGATACCGCACAAGATTTAGCCATTGGCACGATTTTGTCCAGCGGTTATCCGAAGGACGAAACAAATATTGCCTGTGACATTGTTATCCATAATCCCTCTGCTATCGGCGAAAAGCGTGGCTTGTCTTTAGGTTACAGAGTGGATGTTGAAGAAACGCCAGGCACTACACCGGACGGACAGCAATATGATGCTATTCAACGCAACATTCGTATCAATCATTTAGCCGTTGTTGATAGGGCACGTGCAGGAGCAAAAGCACGGCTTAATCTTGACGGTGACGAAATTATCGAAGGAGTAGAAACGAAAATGAAAATTAAAATTGATTCTGTTGATTTTGAAGTTGACGAGAAAATTGCCAATTACGTCAACTCTTTGCAAAGCAAAGAAGAAAACGCTCGTGTAAAGCTTGATACTGCTAACACTGAGCTTAAAACTGTAAAAGAACAAAATACCACTCTTAAAGCTGATGCTGACGCTTTAAAAGCTAAAGCTGATGCAATGACCGCAGAGCGTGATGCTTTGAAAGCTAAAGTTGATGCTGCTGACGCTGAAAAAGAGAAAGCTGTAAAAGAGGCTGTTGAAGCTGTAAAGGCTGATATGCAGGAACGTGCTGAGCTGGAAGAAACCGCTAAAATTGCTAAGGTTGAAAAAACCGATGGCTTGACCAACGCTGAGTTAAAAGAAGGCATTGTCAAAGCTGCATTTGGTGAAAGCTTTAAGCTTGACGGTGTATCCGAAGCTTATATTAACGGTGCATATTCTGCTGCTAAAGAGATGCTTCGCAATGATAACGCAAAAAATCAAGCCGCAAAAGCTAAAGGCGGTGCTGAAAAGCAAGAAACTAAGAATGATTCTGCTAACGATGCACGTAGCCGCATGATTGCACGCATGCGCGGCGAAGAATAAGAAAGAGGTGAATACAATGGCAATTACTAATTATGCATTAACCATGGACAAAGCTTTTGCTGGTGCACTGTATGATTTGTCCTCTCATACTGTAGATTCCTTTGCTGTTGAAGAAACTGACGGTATTGGTGTCGCTGCTGCCGTTATCCGTGGCACTGACGCAGAACATCAGGTGAAATCTCCGTCCGCATCCGGTGACGGTGCAAAAGTTATCGGCGTAACTCTGCATACTCATATTGAGCCGCCTGAAACTGGCAAAAAATATTATCCGCAGAATTACACTGTTCCTGTTGTAACTAAAGGTCGTGTATGGGTAACTACCGGAGGTGCGGTTAACGCCGGTGATGAAGCTCATCTGAAGCTTGCTGACGGTACTTTTGTTAAAGATACTGTTGCTGCTGGCACTATTGAAGCTCTTGGCTGCGGTGCTAAATTTATTACTTCCTGCGACAAAGCAGGCTTGGCAGTTATCGAAATTGGTTAATTAGAAAAGAAGAGGTGAAATAGTAATGACTCAAATGAACTATGATGAATTAGACCTGAATGTTATTGAGCGTTGCGACGGCTTGCGTAAAGACGCAGGCGATACTATTTTTGTTGCAAAAGAACTCGAAGCTGTAAAGGCAAAAACCTATGACCAGAAATTCGCTAATCTAAATGCGCTGAAACTGTTTGATATGTCCTCTGACGTTGACCCTGGCGCTGACACTATCAGCTATCAGTCCTTGGGTTCTGTCGGCATGGCAAAGACTATCGCCAACTATGCAACCGACTTTACTCGTGTAGATGTACTGGCTGAAGAACACATTGCTAAAGTTATTGCTGGCGGTGCAGCATATGGCTACACCATGCAGGACTTGCGCCGTGCTGCTATGGCAAGAAAACCGCTGACCGCTCGCAAGGCTATTGCTGTTCGCCGTGCTCTCGACGAATATATTAACCGCATTGCTTTTCATGGTGATGCTAAATATGGCGTTGTTGGTATCCTGGACAATCCTAACATCGGTAACTATACTGTTCCCGGTGATGGCTCCGGTTCTTCTACTAAATTCAAGGATAAAACCGCTGTTCAGATTCTGCGTGATATGAACGGCATTATCAATTCTGTTAGCAAACAGACCAATGACGTAGAAAACCCGAATACCTTGGTACTGCCGCCAGACCAATACAACTACATTGCTTCCACTCCGTATTCTGATGTGGTTGCAGATTCCATCCTGTCTGTGTTTAAACGTAATAACCCGGATGTAACCGTACTGAAAGCCAACGAACTTGCTGGCGCAGGTGTAGGCGGCTTGGATATGATGATTGCATACGTTAAAGATGCAGACCACCAAACCTTGGAAGTTCCGTTACCGTTCACTCAGCACACTATTCAGCAAAAAGGTTTGGAATTTGAAGTTCCTTGCGAGGTTCGTACCGCTGGCGTGTTGATTTACTATCCGCTGTCCATGAACAAGGCTTCTGGCATCTAATCTGACTATATACTGCCCTTTCGCATGAGAGGGCATTTTCTTTTTAGGAGGAACACAAATGAAAGTTAAAAACATCTCTAAAGCTGTAATTAATATCGACGGTAAATATATCATGCCTGATCAGTGCGGCATCGTTGGTGATGAATGGGGCGAAAACCTTATTGTAAAAGCCTATATCAAAGAACAAATGATTACTGTTGAGAAAGGCAATGCTAAAGAAGCAAATGTTGATGATATGACAGCAGACCTTGCAGGACTTTCCGCTGAATCCAGCAAGCGTTCTTTGACTGCTTTTGCTAAGAAATACAATATTAATGTAGAGGGTGCAGAAACCGGCGAAGATATTTATTCCGTTATTTTTGCTTTCGTGAACATGGCAAAGAAAAATGTTAACGGAAACTAAAGATAAAATAAAGCAAGCTTTTTCTGTTATCTGCCCCGAACTTCTTCTTACTGATGAAGAAATAGAAGTCTACATTAATCTTGTTTCGCCTATGCTGTCAGAAAGTGTTTTTGGCAGTATGTATATAACAGCATTTGTTTATCTTATGGCTCATCACGTTGTCCTGCGTCAGCTTATTGCGCATTATGGAGAAAACGGTGCATCTGACGTTGGCATTACAGGCTCTGTAACGTCGGAAAAAGAAGGTGACTTGCAGCGTTCATATGGTGACAGGTCGGGTTCTTTCGATATGTTGGACAAGACGTACTATGGCATTGAATTTAAACGTCTGCGCTCTATGTGCGTTGTTCCGATAGTAACAAGATTGGATAATTCGTTATGAGTAGAGTAGAAGATAAAGATTTAGGTTTAAACCGCATTATACGAACACTAAACAAAGACCTTGACGGCGTTGTGGTCAAGGTTGGCGTACAAGCTAAAGATAAAGCTGTACGGCGAGGAAAAGGCGGAAGTATTCGCAACACTGACCAGCCGTTGGCTGTTATTGCAGCGATACATGAATTTGGACTGGGCGATATGCCCCAACGTTCTTTCCTGCGTTCTGCGTATGATGAAAATTTGCCTATGATTGACAAAATGATTCAACGTGTTGCCAATGGTGCTGTATTTGGACTAGGAACAAACGCTGCTCTTAATCAGTTGGGCAATGTTGTGCAAGGTATGGTTCAAAGAAAAATTGTCGACGGACTGTTTGTTCCGAACTCTGCTGCTACAATAAAGCGCAAAAAAAGCTCTAAACCATTAATCGATACCGGGCATCTGCGACAATCAATTCGCTATGTCATTGAAAGAAAAGGTGGTAATCATGAGTAGTTTTCGCAAGCTGATAACTGTCCTGCGTTACAACGGCAGTCCTGAACTGCTTGCCAACGGAACCTATATGTATCCTACACCACAAGAATTTAAAGTGTTAGCCAGTGTGCAGCCGCTTAAAGCTAATGAAATGATGTTGCTTCCTGAAGGTAGCAGGACGGCTAGAGCTGTAAAAATCTATACCGACAATGAACTTTATGTTGATGACCAACGCACAAACACAATGGCTGACCGCTTTAAATGGCGTGGAAAGCTTTTTGAAGTAGTGGCCAGCGACATTTTTCAAAGTGATGTTATTAACCATTATCGTGCCTATGCAGTAGAGGTGAGCGAATTTTGAAAGAAGCTAATACTCGTACTGACGTGCTGAATTTTTTTATTTCAGTATTGCAAAAAATATATTATCCGATTCCGATTCGCAGAGCAAAAATGAAACCTCCGGCTGTAAATGAACTAAACATTGTCGTTGACCTTCTGTCTGAACACAGTATAGGTAACGAGGTTGTTTTTTTAGCTGAAACAGCACAATACAGCAATGCAGGTATCATTGAAGCTACGTTAAACATACAAGCTCTCGGCGATGGTGCTGTTGAACTTCTGTCGAAGCTTAAACTTTATCTAGAAATGCCGGATATGATTGATTTGTATGATTCTGCAAATGTGGCTATAAATAGTGTCGAGCAAGTGCAAGACATTACAACTTCATTGGATGGCAGAACGTGGCAGGAACGAGCGTCGGTTGATTTAACTGTTTCGTACTGCCGTGAGCTGCTTAACCAGGGTGCAGACTGGTTTAACAAATTAGAAATAAACGGCACTACGAATAACGGCAAGGATAACAACGAACATCCTGCTGACGGCGATACTATTGTAAAAGTTGAAATCATGGGAGAATTAGAAAATTAAGGAGATGAAAATATGGCAAATATCGACAGATTAGTCAATGTGCAGATTGCTTTGAACACCACAGGTATTTCGTCCAATGGCTTTAATACACTGATGATTGTATCTGCACATGAGCACGCTGCCCCGGCGTATGTATTGACCATTACGGACGCTGACCAGCTTTTAGATTTAGGTTGGAACGCTGAGGATGCTGTTTATAAAGCTGCATTACAGGCTTTTAGCCAGATTCCGCACTATGAGAAAGTTAAGATTGGCAGGATGAACACTGATAGCTCTGCTGCTGATAATATGAATAAGATTTGTGCCGTCGATAATGATTGGTATGGTTTGTGCTATACTGACCGCACATCTGCAAAAATTATGGAAATGGCAGAATGGGTTGAAGCTCATACAAAACTGTATGGCACATCTGTTGCCGAAGCTGATGCATTGCAAACTGGCGTTGCAACAGATACAGGCAGCAAACTGAAAGCGAAAAATTATTATCGCACTTTTATTTTTTACCATAAGGAAGCGGAAAAGGAATTTCCCGAAGCCGCTGTAATGTCCAGGTGTTTTACTGTATATCCTGGCGGTGAAACATGGGCAAACAAAAAACTTTCCGGCATTACAAATGATGATTTAACCGAAACGGAATATCTTGCGTTGACTGCCAAAAACTACAATACCTTCGAAAACTTCTCTGAGAATGTCAGCATTACTCAAAATGGTAAGACTTGCGCTGGCGAATGGATTGATGTTATCCGTTTCCGTGACTGGCTTGTCGAAACCATTAAAACAGAAGAATTTGCAATGCTTATTAATCGTGAGAAATTGCCGTACACTGATGCTGGCATTGCACTTGTCGAAGGTGTGCTGAATAAAGTTCTGAAGCTTGGTCAAGACCGTGGCGGTATCGCTCCGACTGAATATGATGATGATGGCAACAGAAATCTTGGCTACACTATTACAGTTCCTAAAGCTGCTAATATTAGCGCAAACAAGAAAGCACAAAGAGTTCTTGACGATGTAAGGTTTACCGCACGTCTTGCAGGTGCTATCCATGCTGTTAACATTAATGGTTCTTTGACCTATGAGAACCTTATTCAGAAAGCTTAAAGGAGGGCAAATAAATGGCAAGAGTAAAGACATATGACCCGAAGAAAGTTAAGGTGCTGTTCGGCTCTCTTATCTTGACTGGCGTTGATGAAGGCACTTTTATTAATGTTGAAACGCAAGGTGACGGAATTTCCGCTATTGTCGGCTGTGACCAGGAAATTGTCCGCAGTATTGACCCGTCCTCTGTCTTAAAGCAAGTTACTGTTACTCTGTTGCAGTCCAGCTCCAGCAATGCAGCGTTAAGCTTGATTCAAGATGCAGACAATCAAAATGGTGCAGGCTTGTTGCCGTTGGTTATTAAGGATTTAAGCGGTGACAGCGTTATGGTTAGCGATCAGGCATGGATTGTTAAGAAACCTAACTTTCAGCGTGGCAAATCTGCTTCTGACGGAAAATGTGAATGGGTATTCATGGCTGTTGTTCCCGACGAAGCATTTTTAGTTGGCGGTCATAGCTAAGGAGTAGAAAATGAGACAGGCAAAATTTGAAGTAAAGAACAGGAAAATCGGTGCGAATACCTTTTATGTTCGTGCTTTTCCTCCGCTGCAAGGCTTGAAACTGTATGGTGACTTACAGAAAGCTATTACTGCTGCTTTAAAAGGCGGTTTAACATCTAACGGTGAAACGGAAAATATGAAAGAAGCATTATTAGGTGCTCAAATCAATATCGGTGCCATTCTTGCGCAGTTGGGTGAAAGCTTTAATGGCGAAGTGCTGGCACAGTTCTCTGAACGTCTGCTTGATGCTGAATACATCAGTGTTAAGATTAAGGGCGAAGAAGAAGCTGTTATGCTGACAGAAGATGTTATCAATGAGCTTTTTACTGGTAAGCTTGTTGAACTGCTTAAGCTTGAAAAGTTTATTATTGAGGTAAATTTCGGAGATTTTTTCGCTTTAATTCCCAACCTCTCTGGAGTCCGCGAGATGTTGGTGAGCAAGTAGAAATTCCCGGCACCTTATCGCCAACACTAACCGCTGAATCTTTTATTTGGCGGCCAGTGTTGGCTAAGGTAGTTACTGTTACAGAAATAAAAGAAGGCACTGTAACTTTAGGCGATTTGTGCAAAATAAACGCTCTGCTTGATATGCAGAGTGATGTACAAAGATATTATCTTGACCACCCTAAAAAGAAAGGAGCTGATGCGCCGTGGATGTAAGAAGTTTAGCTATTGCGATTGGCTTCAAAGTAAATAACTCAAATGTTAAGCAAGTAGAGCAGACAACCAAAAAAGTTAAAACAGGACTTGAACGTGTTGGCGATTCTGCTGATAAAGCTGGCAATAAAGTAGATAGTTTATTTTCTAAGCTAAGCGGTCTGGCTATGTTTGCTGGCGTTTCACTAACTCTTGGAAGCATCGTTAAAACGATTGACGAATGGAAGGTTATTGAAGGTCAGGTAAACAACGTAACCAAAAGCCAGCAGGAATCAAAAGCTGTTCAAAAAGAGATTTACAATATTGCAAGCCGTACTCGTCAGCAATATAAGTCTACGGCTGAGCTTTATACATCTGTTGCACGTAATGCGCAGGAGCTGAAGAAAAGCACTAAAGACATTTTGCTGTTCACCGAAGATGTTTCAAACGCAATGTTGCTTGGTGGCGGTGATGCTTCATCTCAGCAAGCTGCGTTGGTACAGTTAGGTCAGGCTTTGGGTTCCGGCACGTTGCGTGGTGATGAATTAAACTCCATCCTGGAGCAAGCACCTAGACTTGCAAAAGCTATTGCCGAAGGCATGGGTACTACAATCGGACAGTTAAGGCAGATGGGCAGCGAAGGCAAATTAACTGCACAAGATGTTTTTAATGCTATTCGTGGGCAATCTGACCGCTTAAAAATGGAGTTAGGTAAAATGCCTTGGACTGTTGGCCAGGCAACAAACAAGATGCAAAATGCGCTTGGAAAGTTTTTCAAAGAATTTGAGGACAAGACAGGCATAGTTGATGGCATAGCGAAACGCATGGCAAAATTTGCAGACTACATCGAGAATATTAATCTTGATAACTTTATTTCTGGTCTGCAAATTGCAGCGATTTATGCAGGCATTCTTTTCGGCATGGCAAAATGGAGCAGTTTTGTAATGATGATTGGAACTGCTGTGAAGTGGATTGTTGCTATGCGAGATGCTTTATTCTTGGCAACCGGGGCGCAAATAGCATTCAACAGCCAAACACGAAGGGGAGCGGCTATGCAGATGCTGCTAATGGGTAAATTCCTTCTGATTGCAGCTGCGATTGCTCTTGTTGTTTTGCTTATACAGGATTTTTATAAGTGGGTGACAGACCCGAAGGCAGACACCATGATGAAACGCTGGTTTGGAGATTTTGAACCTATAAAAAATAAATTTATCGACTTCAAGGACAGTGTTATTCAATGGTTTAGCGATATTGGAACAGCTATCGCTTTTGTGCCTAAACTTATCTATGAACTGTTTAAATTGGCGTTTGAAGGCATTTGGGGTTTAACTTCTTGGCTGTGGGAAGGAATAGGAAATGCTTTTGTTTCCGGTCTTGCTGCAATAGGCTATGTTATAGCCGGAGTTATTATGCTGTTTGTTAACGCTTTTAAGTTCATACAAGATAGTCTAACAATCCTGGCTACATTCTTTGCTGATACCATAAATTCTGGATGGCAGCTAATAACTGGCTTTTTTGACAACATGATTAAGTGGGTAAAGGACGCTATTAAGTGGGTTGACAACTTAATCAGCAAATTAAACATCATGCAAGGCGTGAAAGATTTTGTAAACAGCAATATTATTGACCCTATTTCAAATTTTGGCAGCACTGCAGTAAATCGCTTGTTAGGTAATCCGACTACTACAAACACCTCATCCAACATTTCCAATAGTGGTAACACCACGAATTATATCCAGGTTACAACTGCCAGCACTTCTCCAGAAGCAACAGCAACTGCGGTTGGCAATGTTGTTAGTCGCAATAGCGGCTGGCCAGTTGATAGCTATTTTCCTTTAAGCGAGGTGTAGTGATATGCTGGCAGATATTTTAGGTTACAACATTAAAAATCCTACGCAAGTTGGTTCTTTGAAGGTTGATATAGTAAAATCTTTTGAATACACCTATGATCAGGATGTAACAGGACATCCGGTAGAAACAGGTTTTGAAATTGCTGACCATATTGTCAACAAGCCTTTGAAGCTGACAATGACCGTCGGCATTTCGTCTACCCCTGTAACGTGGTTCTATAAGAATGGGTGGGGAGAAAAGAAATTTGCTAACGGTTTGCAGCTTTTAGAGGAAATCAGAGATAAGAAGGAGCCTGTGACTATCATTCGTCCCGAGAAGAAGTATGACAACATGGTTATGACTTCTTGCCGAGTAAGCAAGCAGGATTCGTCGAAAAGCATTATTTATGCTGACTTAGCTTTTCAGCAGATTGTTAAGGTAACTACGCAGACAACGGCAATTCCCGAAAACGTTGTAACTGCATCACAGGAAGAAAACGCTGGAGAAACTGCGGCAAACGCTGGCGCAGGAAAAACATCTTCTGTTGATGTTGGCGGAGGTTCTGCTAATATTCCTGGCAGTGACGGTTCTGGTGGCATTAGTGATTCTCTAGGAAGTGAAGCTGCAACAAATAAAAGCTGGCTTGCTGGCGGAGTTGACAGCGTTAAAAGCGGATTAGGCTTGCTGTTTTAGGAGGATAACATGATTACGATTAATTTTGCCGATGGTAACGATGTTGTTTTCAGCGTTCCTTTTGACGGCAAGAAATATAAAGTAAGAATGTGCTGGAACCATGAAGGGCAATTCTGGGCATTACACCTTTGGGACGCTAATAACAATGTAATTCTTGCTAACGCTTGCGTTGTGCCGAAATTCCCCTTGTTAATGAATCACCATAAAAGTAATGCGCCTAGAGGGGAATTGCTTGTCTTGACGGACAAAGAAAGCGTCGGCAGAGATGATTTTCAGAGCGGTGCTGCGACGCTCGTGTATTGCACGGAAGATGAATTTTATGGAGGTTAGCTATGGCACAGTTTGACCGCATTTATAAAATTACTCTAGGCGTACAAGGTTCTGACGGCGTGGTTATTGAAGCGAAGGCGAAAGAACAGGGATTGGAGATTGAATTTGACATTGCTAAGAGCCTTGCCAAACAAAGTAATTCCTGCTCGCTAAAAATTTACAACTTGTCGAAAGCGACTGCTGACAAATTGGAAAGAGCAGATACAATCTGTATCCTTGAAGTAGGATACAGCGAGGACGCTGGATTGAAAAGAATTTTTATCGGCTGGGTAACTGACTGTTATTCCTACATGAGCGGTTCTGACAAGGTTACGGAGATGAAGCTTTATGATGGACACGTTGCTATTCGTGATAGCATCGTGTCTTTGTCTTATGCCAAAGATGTTAGCAGGAAGAAAGCTATTGACGATGTGGCAGCAGATATGGGACTTGTGGTAACGTATGCTGATGATTGCGAATTTACGACGTTTGCCAATGGCTTTTCTTTTGTCGGTGCAGGACGTGAGTGCCTTGATAAAGTGTGCGCTGGTACTGATTTGGAATGGAGTATTCAAAACAACACTTTGCAGATTATTAAGCAAGGCGGTAATACCAATGTACAAGCTATCAAGCTTACTCCCGAAAGCGGATTAATTGGTTTTGTTGAAAAACTTCTTAAAGGTCCAACAAAAGCCGCAAAACAAAAAACAAGCACTACCCAACCTAAAAGGGATAAAAAAGCAGGCTGGAATGTTAAGTGCCTTTTACAGCCTGTATTAAACCCAGGAGATTTGGTCTACATTGATTCGCAGGAAGTAAAAGGCTGGTTCAAAATAGAAAGCTTAAAGCACAATGGCTCGTATAGCGGACAAAACTGGTATACGGAGCTTGAAGTGTATGAGATTGTACCGAAGGAGTGATTATGTATGAGCCTTGATGCAACAGCGGACACGCTAGAGGGATTAGAAAATCTTATGAAGCAGAAAATAGGCAATATTCACACCTGCTTGCCAGGTACGATTTTGTCTTTCGATGCTGCAACCTGCCTTGCCAGTGTGAAGTCAACGCTAAAGAAATACACCGCTGATGATAGGGTGCTTGAATATCCTGTTATCGACGGTGTTCCTGTTTTTATGCCCCATGCTGGAGCGGCACAGATTACCTATCCGGTAAAGCCTGGCGATAGTTGCTTAATAGTTTTTTCTGAACGCAGTATCGATGAATGGCTTGGTGTTGGAAGTGATGATAACCATGATCCTCGACAATATGATTTGACTGACGGCTTCTGTTTTGTCGGCATGATGCCGTCACAGTCAATATCTGCTAATAACGTTGAAGTTATTAATGGTGGCACAAAAATTAGCCTTACACCTGGCAATACGATTAATGTTGTCGGAAATATTAACGTGCAAGGGACAATTACTTGCACAGGAGATGTACAAGGTGGCGGTATTAGTCTTATCGGCCACACTCATTCCTATCATCATGGAACTACGAGTTCGTCACAGTAAAGGAGGGACGCTATGAAGAAAGAAGATGTTTTGAGAGCCTATGAGGAACAAAAAGCGGCTTGCATTGCAGCGTTCCCTACACTGACAAGCTCGTGGACGTATTTTGTCCAGCTTGAAAAAGCTATTGATAGTTATTTTAGCAATGCTGATAGTGTATCTGATTCTGTTCGTGCTGTTATTCGTGGTGCTTATGTATCGCAGACAAAAGCGGCATTAAAGTGCAAAGATGACGAAAAGTATGGCATTGAATACAATAGTGAGGTAGGCAGTATTGATTTAACACCATATTGGTATGCGTGGGAATGGCTGAAAGAAAATCTTGCCGATAAAATCAGATATACTACATCTGAGGCATCGGGGCAGGCAGAAGGCAGTGCTGGCGAAAAGATTGTTGATGCTGAACAGCCGGAGCTTGATTTTGTTATCAAGGATATTTCGACAGCTAGGGTTACTGAAGCTGCGCATATTAATGATTATGCGGAATCGTTTTGGCAAGGTAACAGCAAGATGGACTTCATTTGCCTTGTAGAGGATAGAGGTAATGTTGTAAAAACACCCGATAAGAAAGCGATTGTTAAAAAACTTTATATTGATTGTGGTTTGCTTACACAAATTCAAGAAAACGGCTTGGATATATATGTTCCTAGTTATTTAGGAGGTGTCGGCAATGCTTGACCTTGCTTTAAACGCAAAGACACATGACCTTGCACTTAATGGAGATGTAATGTTTATTGATGATGTTGAGCGTGTAGCACAGCAGATAAAAATACAGTTGCTTACTTTCCTTGGTGAATGGTTTTTAGACGTTACGCATGGCGTACCTTATCTCGATTATGTGCTTATCAAAAATCCTAATTTTACGCTAATTAGAGAGCTTTTCCGTGAGCAAATTTTAAAAGTTGACGGCGTAAGCAATTTAGTCAGCATTGATATTGATTTTGAATCTGATACACGAAAAATGTTATTAAGCTATGAAGCGGAAAGTGAATACGGCATGATTGTAAGGAAGGAGGTTTTAGGCTATGGAGTACGGAGTAACAGTTAACGGTTTTGTTAGAAAGCGTTTGCCGGAGATTCGAGAAGATATTTTTAAAAGCTTGGAGCAAAATTTAGGCTCGACAGTTAGCCGTCAACCTAACAGCATGATAGGCGTTCTTGTTGGTGTGTATGCTGCTGAACTTGACCGAATGTGGCAACTTTTAGAGCGTGATTATTATGACCGCTCGCCGATTAGTGCCAGTGAAGGCAGCTTAGACAATACGCTTGCTTACACCAATGTGCAGCGCAAGAAAGCTCAGGCAAGCTATCTTTACGCTGTTTGTTATGGGCGCAGCGGAATGGTTCTTCCTGCTAACTGCCAAATTAAAGATGCTTCCGGCTACAAATGGAATATTATTGAAGAAAGCACGATCACTCTTAATGACTGCGTGCATGTAACGCTTGAAGTTGAAACACCGACTAAAGGAAAGGTTTACAGTGTGCAGTTTGATAATGATGCAGTCATAAAATATACAGCGCAAAAAAATGATACTGCGTTGATTGTAGCTGTTGCCTTGGCTTCTCAGAGCGTTGAAAAGTGGCAAGGCAGTATTGTTGAAGGCAAGCTGGTTTTTGAACGCTCAGACAGGAGATATGGAGCTGTGGTTGTGCCTAACGAATCATTTGTAGTAACGCAGGTTGGCAGTCCTATTCGTTTTGATTGTGAGAAATACGGAGAAATCGAACCTTTGCTAAATAGCGTGAATTATATCAACACAAATTATGACGGCTGGTTTTCTGTTAGCAACGAATCTGAAACATATGTAGGTCGTGACTATGAAACAGCATCCGAAGTTCGTCAGCGGTATGCGTCTGCTGTGTTCAGAAACAGCATAGGAATGAAAGAAAGTATTAAGGCTGCCTTGCTGGAATTGCAGGATGTTACCAGCGTAACTATTTATGAAAACCGCACTGATGAAACAGTTGATGGCTTAAAACCTCATTCTTTCCAGGCTATTGTTTTCGGTGGTGATGAAGAAGCTATTGCTCGCACTATCTTAAATGTTGCACCTTTAGGCATTGATACAAACGGCGATATTTGCGTTAGCATTGAGGACAGCGAGGGTGCAGAGCAAGATGTATGCTTTAGCCGCCCGCACGAGGTACAGATTTATGTCAAAGTTATTATTAAAGAATATAATGAAGAAATTTTACCTGGTGATGCAATCGACAAAATTAAAAATATCGTTGTCGAACAGATTGGCAAGCTGTCGATGGGTAATGATGTTATTTATCAGCGTTTGCTTGGTCCTATTTACAGCGGTGTTGACGGTATTAGCTATATTGAGTGCAGCGTGTCTAAAGACGGTCAAACGTATAAGCAGGAAAACATTTCGATTGAACGTAATGAGCTGGCAGTAACAAAGATTGCTAATGTTACTGTAGCTTTGGAGTTGTAACCATGACTACAAGCGAAAGAATGTATAACCATTTGTTAAGTCAGTTTCGCAACAAGCCTAACATTAAAGCTTTTCTTAATGCCGTTGGAAATGAACTCGACAGCATAGATAAAGTAAGGGAGCAGATAAGGACACAGATATGGCCAGATACGGCAGTTGGTAAGCAGCTTGATATGTGCGGTGAAGTCGCTGATATTACTCGCCGTGTTGAAAATGCTATTGCAATGGATTTTTTTGGTTTTCCTGATCATGGCAACATGGGATTCGGGCAAGCTCCGTTTAGACGTATGTATGATAATTATCTTACATCCAGCGACTTAAATGACCGTTATTACCGTCTTGCTGTTATTTCGAAGATTGAGAAAAATACGACAGACTGCTCTCGCGTTAGCACTATACACAGCATAAAGAAAGTTTTTGGTGTTGAACGTATTTCTGCTGTAAATGCCGGAAATGCCAAAATGCGTATAGGAATAGGACGTTTAGTAACAAGTCAAGAAAGCCGCTTGATTGATGCACTGAATCTTATTATCCGTGGCGCAGGTATTGGCGTGATTTATGTCTATTCTTTTGATGCTACAAATACGTTCGGCTTTAGTAGAAGCGGAGAAAATCCTTATAGATTTAAAGGATTTAATCAAGGAACATTCGCAAGGATTATAAAGGTGAAAGGGGGACTTGTTGAATAATGGTAATGAAACAGCCTACTTTTGATTTAATTTTTGGCAGCAGCGCAAGCGTTGGTGAGATGATTGATTCTTGGCCTGAGCTTGATTACCTGCGTGGTTGGGGGTATCTTGACAAAGGAGAAGCGCCGCCACTTGAATACTTCAATAAATTGCAAAATGTGAGCGATTTAAAAAGTCAGTACCTTTTTAACAGTTTAAACATTCGCAAGAACAATACATCTTATGTTAATGGCGACATCGTATTGTCACCTAACTTGCCTAAAAGTCTTGTCTTAGCATGTACTGTTGGCGGTGACACAGCTGTGAGTGAGCCAGATTTTCGAGAGGCTGTACTCGGAACAACTTATAATGATGGCTCAGTGACATGGGAAGTTATTCCAAGAGCTTACAAGCTAAAGACGGCAACCGAAGCTGAAATTCAGAATTTAATTACAAAGGAGCTGGCATAATGGCTAACTTGCAAAAATTAATTGATCTTGACGGATTAAGCTATTTTTTAGGACAGATTAAAGCTAAATTTGTTCGTTCCGTAAATAATATAAAACCTGATTCTAGTGGCAATATTAATATCGCTGATATGACAGGTGCAACATATTACAGTTCTGGTAAAGCAGGACTTGCGCCAATTCCGGCGGCAGGAAAGCAGGATATGGCGTTATGCGGCGATGCTACATATAAAGTTCTTCCTATTGCTGGTGGCGGTACAGGACAAACTACCGTTGCTGGTGTTCGTTATGTTCTGGGTTTAGGTAACACAAATGGAGCATTGCCTATTGCTAATGGCGGTACCGGAGCTACAACCGCCGAAGCTGCAAGACGAAATCTTGGCATTGATAGTATAGGCGTAAAATTGGTTATCTACACTTAATTAGGGGTGATAGCGGTGTTTTCGACGTTAGTATCACCGACACATGATAGTTTCTAGCTAAGGGATGAGGTTAAGATGAGATATAAGATAATGGTCAACGGCGCTGCGTATAAAGTGCGATACGCCAATGGCAGCTATGTGCCGGATGTCGCTAAATCCGGATATGCTTATTTGGCGGTCTATTATAACAATAACTTGATGGCGACAGGTGAGCGGATTACTGTTGACGGCACCGTATATACCGTCACCTATGGCGTTACCGTAGCCGTACGTGGCGAGGCCGGTACAAGCAAAGTGCTGTCGGTAACATATAACGGTGTTACTAATACCGTCCCGGTAACCTTTGACGGTGGGACGTACAACGTCACCTTTACGTCAAGCACAAAACGCCGGAGCTTCTCGGCTACGGTTACTCCTGCCGATACGTATGCGTATATTGATGTTTCTGACTGTGCAACAGGCACGTGGACATATACAATCACGACCAACAGCGCATCCAAAGAGGGGTCGTTCAGCATCCCACTACCAAACGCCAAGAAGCAGGAGCTTATTTTGGGCGAGTTCGGCGGCGTAGCAACGTTGACATATAAGGTCAGCTCAGGCGGCACAAACAATTTAACGTCTTTGCAGCACAGCAGCAGCGACCCGACAACAACGATTACAGCCCAAATTATATAGGAGGTAAAAAATGGCTCAGTCAACAACAAATCTCGGAAAGATACACGTCTTCCCGTCAGAAACACTATACAATCAATTCAAAGATATTATCGCAGATAACGATTTAGCATTATTAAAAGATGACGGTGCGTACATCGTCGCAGCCAACCTTGCACAGAACGGCTATGTTAAATTTAGTAATGGGCTAATTCTGCAGTGGGGAAGTAACAACCCCTCGCCTATTACATACCCTATCAGTTTTACGAAAACAGTGTTTACGGTCCTACCGATTTTGCAAACAACCGACGGAGGAAACATGAGTAAAAATCGTTTGTATGTTACCGACCTTACAATCAAAGGGTTCGGTATTTACAATCCACAAGACAGCTATAATTGGTTAGCTATTGGGCGTTAAATTCCAACCACCATCCACCACGCGCCGTCCATAAGTACACCCGAACGTTCATTGTTAAAGATTATAGACATCTGGCTGTTGGAATAGCTTGCAACATACGGATCTGTGCCTATGTCAGACCTTATCCCACTCATATACAACTGCGTGCTTATAGCATAAATTGTTTTGGTATAAGCTATCGGGAAAACTGCAACATTGGGAGTGTCGGAACGATATGCATTATAACTTACATATCCCCACTGCAAATATAAAACCGCTCTCTGTGAGCGTAGAAAGGAAAAATCATGAACGATAAACGTATAAATCAATACCTTATCCTGCCGGGAAATGGGCAGAGAAAAGATACAAAATTGGCCGTCGAATACGACGAAGAGCAAATCGCTAATTACCTTAAACAAGGCTATGTCATTGTTAACCACGATGATTTTAACAAGCTCATTGGGAATGCCAACGGCGAATACCTCATCGCTGATGACGGCAGCGTATATCCTAAGCCTGCACCTACCGATGCAGAGCTGCTGCCTGCAGCTAAGCAGGCAAAACTTGCTGAAATCAGCCAATGGACAGCCGCTAACATCACGGGCGGTTTTATTAGCAGCGCCAGCGGCGAGCCTGTGCGCTATGACAGTGATGTGGATACTCAGCTTACCATGCAGGGTATCGCCCTCAACGTCGGTACGCCGTTGTTTGCGGAAAAATATCCCGACGGCTGCCCCGTACGTGGCGTAGCTGAGGGCAAGGACAGCAAGGAAGTGTTTTGGCTGAAGCCGTCACAGGTTATGCAGTGGATGGCTGACCTGTCTATGCACATCGGCACCTGCAAACAAGCAGGCTGGGCAAAACAGGCTGAAGTAGAAGCTTGCAAAACTGTTTTTGAACTCGACAACATAGAATTGTAAGAGGTTAAAACAATGCAAATTAAAATTATTATAAAAACACAACGCCTTACTTTAAGCAGCAATAAAATTGTGTGTGGAACTAATAATTTTATTGAATGTTTATTTGATTTTCAGTCTTCTGACTGGACCGAACTTGAAAAATGGGCATTATTTAAGGATGGGCAAAATACCTATGAAATGTATATCCAAGATAACAAATGTATCATTCCTGCCCAATGCATTTCTGCTCAAGGCGAAGTTATTATGTCAGTTGTTGGACGAAACAACGGTAAGAATATAACGGCAACAGCAGAAGACAAATTGTTACTTATCTCCGGTCGAGCTTTTGACAATCCTGACGAAGAACGATTAACGCCGACTTATCTGGAAGAAGTTCTTGGCAAAGTACGCGATGAGAGCTTAAAGGCCGCTACAAGCGAAGCCAACGCCGCTCAGAGCGCACAGGAAGCAGCAGACAGTGCGGCGGCAGCATTACAGTCTGAAAAGAACGCTAAGGCGAGCGAAAAGGCTGCTGAGACTAGTAAAGAGGCGGCGGCTCAGAGTGAAGCCAACAGCAAAACTAGTGAAGACGCTGCAAGAGGCTATGCTGATGATGCTGAGGCAAGCAAGGGCGCAACCACTACTCTTGCTGTTAACGCTGCTACCAGTGCAAAAGCCGCTGCTGAATCTGCGAAGCAGGCTGCCGAATCTGAAAAGAAAGCTGCCCGGTCTGAAGGCAATGCTAAGCTCAGCGAAGGTAACGCGAAGACAAGTGAAATAAACGCTCAGAGCAGTGCTTTAGATTCTGCTCAGTCTGCCGTTAACGCAGAAAAAAGCAATAAGAGCGCGGAAAAGCACTCTACCGATGCTGGGGTGTTTGCTGATAATGCAGAGTTGTCAGCGCAGCAGGTCACAGAGCAAGCGGAGCAAGTTAATCGTGACGCTGAACAGGTGGCAAGTGACAAAAAATCTGTTACTGAGTTGACAGGTCAGGCGGTCAAGGCGGCAGGCAATGCTCAAACCTACATGGAGCAGACAGGGCAAATCAAGGCTGACGCACAGACAATGCTTGACAATGCATCGCAGGCCATGGCTGAGGTTATTGGCAACGCTAAAACTGATTTAAATGGTACTGTAAGCAAGGCAAAAGCCGATATTGATGCGCAGGGTACGGAGATTATAACACAGGCAACGGCACAGGCTAACATGGCGCAAAGTGCGGCTGAAGGAATCAGAGATACGGCTGATACATTGCAGGCTGACAACGAGCACCTTAAAGCTGAGCTAAAACACGCTAACAGGCGTATATCCGTGCTCTACGACTTAGGCAAGGGCACTACCGCTATGAGACTGATAACGATACTGCGTACTCTAAGGATATTCCCAGTGGTGCAAAAGTCATGGACGTCAAACTGATAGGCGGTAAAAGTGTTGCGGGGAATCAGATGCTTAGACATGATGTGTTTATCGCCGGAGAATCCAACGGCATCACATTCACAGATAATAATGACGGTAGCATTACACTTAGTGGTATTTACACTAAAGATGCTTTTTTTTACAGCTTAAAAAATAACCATGGAATGTCGCTTACCGCCAGGCACAAATATTTGTGTATGTTAAAAGGTTTTAAATATGCTACATTTTATGATGATAGCTGGAGATACTTTGCTGGATACAAATCAAGTAACGGATTTTTGAACAATGCATATAACATCACAACCAGCAAGAATGGCCAAATCGGAACAGCGGTGCTTGCTATAAGAAGCGTAGAGAGCGGAACAGTAATCAGCGAAACGGTTTACCCACAACTCGTCGACCTCACTCAAATGTTTGGCGCAGGTAACGAGCCGACGCTTGAGCAATGCCGTGAGATTTTTTCGAGTGAGAGCTATCCATACAACGCAGGAACGCTGACATCTGCTGACGTTACCGCTGTGCAGGTAGGTGATAATGTTATCCAATTGCCTAACAGCATCTCCCTAAAATCAGCAGGCAGTGTATATGACAGTTTAGAATTTTATGAGCAGGACGGCAAGTATTACCAAAAGCATACGCAGAGGGTAGGGGTGGTAGATTTGGGGACTCTGCATACTTGGTTCCGTAGGTATCCAACCGGATACAGGTGGGGTATATCAAATTGGACATCTGATTCTCCGAAACCTACATGGCTTGGCATTAGAAATATTTTATGTTCTGCTTATAATGATAAACATATCTCAGATGTATATTCTGAGAATACCAGCATCGGCATTTGCGTTAACAACACATATGCAAGTAACACTTCAAGCATCGATATTGACGATGACAGGTATGAAAATCTTAAGGATTTTACTGCGTCACTACCAGGCGTCCTGCTGTATTACGAGCTTGCTACACCAATCGTCACAGTGACGGAGGTGGACAACCGCTTTGATGCCGTCGACTGCAAGGCTGGCGATAAAATAACATTTATCGGCAACAGCGACTACCATTTACCCGTACCAAACGAAGAAGAATATCTTATCGCATTAAACGAGGTGACAGCATGAGCAGACAGACAATGGCAAAAAAATTAAACCTAACGCCTGCTGACTTTGGCTTTGAGGATTTGCAGGCTAAATATACACGTCTTGTGCAGGATTACATGGACAAGGCTGTACAGGCAAGAGGTTATGATGATGTATTTACCTGCATCAGTTATGTAGACAGCACGGACGAGATTTTTAAACGTGAGGCAAACATCGTCCTTGCGTGGCGTGATAAGGTATGGCGATTATGCTATGACGTATTAGCTGAGGTTAACGCAGGTAAGCGTGCCGTGCCGTCGGAGCTGGAGTTGCTGGCGATGCTGCCTAAATTGGAATGGTGAGGTGTTTTATGTTTGAATCAACTATGCAAACCGTAATAAACATTATTGCTGGCGCTATTATTTCCTATCTTTTTGCTTTGTATCGTGCAAAGAAAAAAGAAAACAATGCCTTAAAGGCAGGCTTACAAGCATTGCTGAGAGATAGAATCATCCAGGCTTACAACCATTACTGCGACGATAAGAAGTGGATTCCCATTTACGCTTTAGAAAGCATCAACGCATGCTTTAGAAGCTATGAAGCTCTCGGAGAAAATGGCGTTATTAACGGCTTAATGGAACAGCTTAACGACTTGCCGAACTATGAGCCGCATCAGAAAGGATAAGAAATGAAGAAGCTATTAAATATGCTAAAAAAGGACGAGAATACGCTTAGTATCGGCAGACTATGCGCTGTGCTGGCGTTCGTCTTGTTCTGTGTAATTCCTCTTTACCTTGCGTTTTTTGTAAAAACGTGGGGCAATTATGAAGCCTTTGCTATGGCTTGTGTATCTTTCATGCTTGCGCAGCTTGGTAACAAGTATGTAGAGACTAAAGCAATGAAAGTGAAGAATGACGAGTAAATTTTGAGTAACGCCACTTGACTTTTTTACAAAAATGCACTTGACTAATTTTCGCTAAAAACGCTGAAAGCTAGATATAGCAATGGTTTCAAGGCGTAATAATGTTGCTTCAAAAAGTCAAGTGACACACATTTTAGAAGATAAGTAACAACTTAACAAGTGAAATGTGAAATTAAGAAGTTAAATTAAAGGAGTGATAATAATGATTATTACAGGTATGGCGCATTTTGAATCGGTGTGCAAAAACAAATTAGTAGAGTGGTATAACCAATCTAACAACATCCATCATGGCCCGAATGATGTTCAGCCTATTACATTAGAAAACGTCTATGTTGTATGGGCGTGCAAAACATTGCAAAATTATAAGGCGTTGCTGTCTACGACCGTAAGCGGTGATGGTATCTATGCGGAATATACATACAACGGCGATAAGCAAGAAATGTACGAAGACGTGTACAAGAAGGCGTCCAATCGCTGCTTAAAAAGTGAGTGAGGTGATAGCTATGGACTGGAACAAAAGCCTTGCGAGAGAAATCGCCAAAGGCATTATCGCAACAGGTATCGAGGGTGGCTATGACAGCGTGGCGAAGTCTACCGCCTACGCTTATCCGTCAATCGGCGTGTCACAATGGGAAGGCAACAGAGCCGATGAGCTTTTGAGGGCTATTCCCGGCGGTGAAGACTTTGTCGGCAGAACCTATATCGACATTAAGGCAAGCGGCGAACTGCCGATGCTGAAAGAGCTTTTGAGAAGTGAAGCAGGACAGCAGGCACAGTTGGAACAATTATCACGTGACTGCCTGCAATACGTCGAGGCGCTTCAGCAGGTGCCGACGTTGGATGATACACGCTGCTTGATTTATGCCGGTATGTGGTGCCCGACTAGCACTTATGTTGTAAAGCGTTTTTTAGAGAATCGTTTTGAGCGCGTCGACCTGCGCAGCCTGGAAGCACTCTATAAACTGTTTGAAAATTATTACTGGATTGCTGCCGATGTTGGCGAGATGTACCGCCCCGGTTATGCAAACAGAGCACAAATTACTTATGAGTATGTTGCTGGCATTGATTTAACTACACCATACGGCGTACCTGCCTATGGTGAAGCTGGCAATGGAAGATGATTTAAAGCTCATGCTTTAGATATAGTCACCGACAAGAGGTTTAGTTATTCTCTCCTATACGTGTAGCATTTTCTGGTAATTTTTGCGTAATAGTCGGTGACGCATTTATAATGATTGGAGGTGATACAATGGAAACGGTAAAATCTTTTGTGACTGACAAAAAATTTTTGGCTGGCCTTATTATAGGCTTCACGCTTGGCGCACTGCATCATTACTTTGCTCTTTAACCTGAATATCTACAAGAAGGCGCAAATTGCGCAAAAGCACTTCGCCTATGAGCGTTCAACCGTCGCTTGTAGGCGAAGCTTACTTATTAATCGTACGAGGTTATAATGAAAGATGAAACAAGACGTAAAATCGATAAAGCTGTTAAGATTGGTCTTATTGTTGCTGGGATTTTCCTTATATGTAATGACATGTACTGGCGGTGGCACGGCAGAAGCGGCACCTCAGCAGATAACAATATCACTGGAACAGTGGAACAGCTTAAAGCAAGAAACGAATCTGCTAGAAGCGAAATTGCAGATAGCGAGCGATATGTTAGCGACGCAGAAAAGCACGTCGAGCGAGCTGATGCAACAATTAGCAGAAGCGAGGTTACAGCTAAACGAAACGAGGAAAGCACTGAACAGCTCCAAAAACTCATTAGCGAATGCCAAACAATCGTTAGACGACAGCAAGGCATTATACAAGACGTTGATCGAGCAAATGGAGTTAGAACGCAAGAGAACGAGAAGAATTAAGCATCAACGTAACTTGTATGCAGGGTGTGCGGTGTTCGTTCTTGCATGTGCGATTGCAAAATGATAATAGCTGTGATATAATATAAATAATGAGTGTTATTATTAACATTCGAATAAAGTTATGGTAGTGCGCAATATTGTAACTTTATCGGTTTTATGTGTTTAATCACAAAGCAGAGTCCACGAGTTAGCGAATGTGGGGCAGTCGAACACTGCCGGATATAGCCTATGAAGGTGCAATTCCTTCCTGCTTAAAACTGTTGATTGGTGGATTTCATTCGATATCCATTAGAGCGTTCTGTGAAAGCAGGACGCTTTTATTATGCTTTGATTTATTAGTGACTGTCTGTTTGTCGATGTGATATAATATATTTATTAAATATATTATATGGGGTGATAGGATGAATGATAACGAAAATATTAAGCAGGAAGTTTTGCCTGCTGGTATGGTAACAATGTTGTTTGCTGAAAACAAAAGAATTATTGATAAGCAGTTTTATATCATGGCTGGAATGTTGTTTGCCAACATCGGTCTGATTGCACTGCTTGCTTATGTTTTAAAAAGGTGATTTAATGAGAGAACTGCTAAAAAGCGCGAGGGTATGGATGACCGAAAGCTCGCGCCGCTCATTTTATGCAGTGCTTCAAGAAGCGAAGATAACGCCACGGCAAATGAAAATCTGTGAGATGAAATTTGTTGACGGCAAAATGAATTACCAAATCGCAATGGAGCTGAACATCTCCACTAAAACTGTTGACAGAGAAATAAGCACTGCGTATAAGGCTATTAATCGAGTGCTTTCTAAATGAAGTAATCCCCATTAAGAGAAGTGTAAAAGCTTTTCTTAATGGGGATTATTTTTTTTGCTCATTTTTTGCTGTCTGAATCGTGTCTAAATTATGTCCGAATGTATAGGAGAATGTGTCTTTAGCTTTAGGGATTGTTTTTATTGCTACCACTTAAAATATAGGTGAGGTGATAAAGATGTACGGAAATTATTACAATCCTTATGGAGCTACACAGCAGATGCAACAGAGGTTAGCTAATCTGCAACAGCAACAACAAATGTATCAACAACCAATGCCTGCAATGATGCCCCCTGCACAGCCAAATGCATATCAGCCTGTACAGCAAATTAAAGGCAGACCTGTTACAAGCATTGAAGAAGCACGAGCAGCGCAAGTTGACCTTGACGGAACGAGTACATATTTTCCTGCTCCTGCCGAAGGAAAAATTTATGAAAAGCTTATAGGCATGGACGGCTTGCCGATTTTTAGAGTTTATCAGCTTCAGCAGGACGGTGGTATGCAAGCTCCTGCCTACGCTGACAATAACACAGTGCTGGCATTGCAAAGACGCATTGAAAAGCTCGAAGAGCAGATTGGAGGAATGACGAATGATGAACATATTCCAGATGATGCAGATGGTACAGCAGGCAGGAAATCCAATGGGACTAATGCAACAGTTCGCAGGACAAAATCCGCTAATGAGTAGGGCGATGCAGATGGGGCAAGGTAAATCGCCAGAGCAGATGCAAACTCTTGTGAGGAATCTTGCCAAACAAAAAGGCATGAACGATGAACAGCTTAATCAATTTTTAAGTCAATTTGGTTTAAGGCTTCAATAAGCGCGCAATGAAGCTTTAGATAGATTTTTACGGAGGTGAAAAAATCATGGAAGGTGCAAACATTGTCCCTGTAATGGACATGAATCGAAACAATGGTTATGGTGACTGCTGGGGCGGCGGTATGTGGTTTATGTGGATTATCGTTCTTTTCGCTCTTATGGGCGGTTGGGGCGGCAACTGGAATAACCGTGGTAACATGGGTGCTGAAATTTTTGCTAATGGAAGTATGACACGTGATCAGATTGCAGACCAATTTTCCATGCAGGATATTAAAGACGGTATTCGTGGTGTGCAGAATGGCTTATGTGATGGTTTTTACGCTCAGAACAGCACTATGCTGAATGGGTTTAACGGTGTTCAGCGAGACATTATGCAGACTGGTTATCAGCTCGGCAGCGAGATTGCACAAAATCGTTTCGCCGCTCAGCAATGCTGCTGCGAGCAAAAACAAGCTATTGCTTCTCTTGGTTACGAAACTAACCGAAATATTGACGCAGTGCGTTACGAAAATGCACAAAATACTTGTGCTATCGTAAACGCCGTCAAAGAGGACGGAGAAAAGACCAGGGCAATTATGGTAGCTAACCAGATTCAAGATTTGAGAGACAAGCTCTCAGACCGCGACCGCGACTTGCAGACCGCTAACTTCCAATTAAGTCAGCAAGCACAGAGTGCTGCTCTCATCGGCACGCTGAGACCTTATCCTCAACCTGCTTATATTACGTCTAGTCCGTATCAAAGTGTCGCTGCCAATGTAGCTGGTGCTTGTGGCTGCGCTTATAATGTAGGCTAAAAATAAGTTATGTGCATTAACTGCACTGTATTAGGGACGGTGCAAGCCGTCCCTATTGCTTTAAAAAACGATAAAATTTAAAGGTATCAAGAAAATACCTTGATTGCGTAAAGAGGTGAAAATAAATGATTTGCTACGAAAAATCTTCTTTGAACGCTGCGGCTGTTGCTGCTCAGTCTGTTGCAGCTAATGCTTTTGTTAGCTTTCCTATAAATAATCTTCTGACTGGCGTTGCTATTAAGCATCCTGCTGGTAGCTCTAGTGTTAGCCTTATTCGTGGTTTATACCTTGTCAGTGTAAATGCTGATGTTGTTCCTGCTGCTGCTGGTAATGTAGGCTTACAGCTTTTAAGCACAACGGAAAGCACATCTTCTGTTATTAATGGTGCGGAAAGCATTGTTACTGGTGTTGCTGACACAGCTGTGAATATTTCCTTTACCACGTTGGTTCGTGTGCGTCCGTCCTGCTGCGCTGTGAATAATACAACTAGCTTGCAGGTACAGGCAACGGCGGCAGCAACTATCAACAGAGCAGCTATTAGTGTTGTTAAATTGGCGTAAGGGGGTGTTGTTATGCACTCCTACAAAGATTATTGGAATAAGATTATAGGTGACGATACAAAAGAGAGAGCAATGGAAGAAATTGTTTGCAGTGCCCTCGAAAAGCTTAAAATGCACTGCCCAGACCTTTTTTATCGCACGTTATATGACCTGCACTGCGTTGCTTATGGTCCGCATTTTGATGAAGCACTTGCAAAGTTGGCTGTTAGCAAAATGCAGAACACAGATGGCACTAATGGTGAGCATTGGACTTATGAGCAGACTAATCAACTAGCAGAGCAACATAATATTAAGCATAAAGCTGATTGGTATTATGTGCTGAACATGGTGTATAGTGATTATGGAGCAGCGTTTAGCGGCGATACCGGAACACTTGTCAAGATTGCTAAAGCTTATATGTGTGATCCTGATGCTCCTAGCGGAAAAGTTCTTGACTTATGGGTAGCTCAAATGAGAGCAAAGGAAAGACAATAA